CACTAAATGAATTGGCGTCGGCACTAGGTGACGATGCAAACTTTAGTACAACAATAACAAATTCAATAGCCACTAAGGCGGCTATTAGTTCGCTATCCACAGTAGGAACAAGCGGACTATTTGCAGACTTATCAACTAGGCCTACTATCTCATTAAGCGGTAATGACTTAACTTACGATGGTACAACAATTGATTTAACAAGCGTTGGCGCAACTGGACCAACAGGTGCCGCAGGTACTAACGGAACTAATGGTGTCGATGGCTCAAATGGATCAACTGGAGCCGCAGGTGCAACTGGACCAGCAGGAAAAAGCATCTCAAGTGGTGCCGTAAGTGCAGGAACATTAACACTCACAATGAGTGATTCTTCTAGTATAACTGTAAGTGGAAGCGTTGCAGGCGAAGATGGTGCTGATAGCACAGTAGCAGGACCAACTGGTGCCACAGGCCCAGCAGGTGCAACTGGACCAGCAGGCGGAGATGGATCAAATGGATCAGCTGGAGCCGCAGGTGTTGGCATTACAGCAGCAGCATTAGTAGGCGACAACTTATCATTAACATATTCGAATACTTCTGTACAAGACATAGGCAGTGTAAGAGGACCAACAGGAACAACTGGATCCGCAGGTAACGATGGAACAAGCATTTCAAGTGCAGCAATTAGCGGACCAACATTAACATTAACATTGAGTGATTCTTCTAGTGTAACTGTAAGTGGAAACGTTACAGGTGCAGCAGGTACTAACGGAACTAACGGTACTAACGGAACTAACGGTACTAACGGTACTGATGGTGCAGGACTAGGCGATGTTAGTGTAACAACAGCATCAGCAGGCACAGCCGCATTAGCATACAACAGTGGAACAGGTGTATTTACATTTACACCACCAGACCTAAGTTCATACTTAACAAGCGAAACAGACAGTCAAACATTAAGTTTAGCAGGTAATACATTAAGTATTACAGGTGGCAATAATGTTGATTTAAGTTCAGTAGGTGGAGCAAGTGCATTTGGTGATTTATCAGATGTAAGCACATCGGGTGTAACTACTGGGCAAGTATTAAAATACAATGGTACTAGTTGGGCACCAGCAGCTGACTCAACAGGTTCCGGTGGTATTGCTTCAGTTGCAGCAGACACTACACCTCAACTAGGTGGTGACTTAGATGTAAACGGACAAGACATTGTTACTTTAAGTAATGGTGATATAGATTTAGATCCAAATGGATCAGGTGTTGTAGTATTCAAAGGTAATGCTACCAAAGGCTCAGGACAGTTTAAATTAAATTGTGAAGCCAATACACACGGTATTACACTTAAAGGACCAGCTCATGCCGCGGGAGCAAACTATACTTTAACATTCCCAACAACAGACGGTGATGCAGATCAAGTATTAAAAACCGATGGTACGGGTGGATTAGCATGGGTTAATCAATCAGGTGGCGGTGGTGGAAACGCATTCACAAACTTTGCAGTAGCAGGACAGAATATAATTGCTGCAGACAGCTCAACGGATACGCTAACTATTGCAGCAGGAAGTGGTGTTACACTTACAACCGATAGCGGCACTGATACTTTAACTATTGCAGCCTCAGGTGGCGGCGGTAGTGGTGCTACAGTTGAAAGATTTAAACTTAACTATGCATCTAATGGTAACCTAGATAATATATCAGATACATCAAGTGGTATTAGTGGTGTTACTATCGATAGTACAACTAGTGGAGAATGTAGTATTACATTCACAGGCTATAACTATCCACCAGCTTCTGTTATGATGTACGGTTATGACTACTCTAATAACAAATACTACATAAGCAACATTGAAACTACAATGGGAACCAGAGAAATAGCAGGTGGAGGTTCATCAGGATCACCAGTAGCATTTAACGGTTCTACAACCCCAGTTATTAAAATTAAATTAAGAGAAGCAGAAACAGGTGCAAGTAGAAGTTTCGGTACTACTACTCATGCCTGGATACAAATGGTACTGCACGGATAAGGAAGTATAGCTAAATGCCCGAATTGTCATACAGAAGTAATCAGATAAAATTAAATTATCCTAATAAAGTTCTCGCCGGATCTGTAACAGCACAGTCAGGCGAGTCTTATTGGGATCATGCTAATGGATCAAATGATCCATGGTATTCAGGATCTGCTACTAAGAAATATTATCGATGGACGGTAACATTAACTATTACCGAAATGAATCACGGTTCCCACTTAACAAGAGAAGAAAAGAAATACAACGGATTAGATATTGTTGTAGGTGATTGGATCGGTGGAGCAACAACAGGGCAATGTGTTAAGATTATTAGTATTAGTTCTAAAGAAAGAGGCACAATTACATGTGTAGTAGAAGATATACTACGATACAATACTTTTGCTAGTGCAACCGGTAACGGTATGTTTAGTAATGGTTCTTGTGTTGTGTTCTCACTTAACGAAGATGGGTTACCTTTATTAGATCCTCTGCCAGGTGTTGCTAGTATAACTTTCTATCCTACTGTGATGAGCAGGTTCGGATACTTGAATCCCCAATTAAATTATATACTACATCAAACAGCACACGGTTTTACTATAGGTGATGTTGTGTCTGCGACTTCTTCTGGATTTGTTAAAGCAAATGTAGAAACGATGAGCAAGATGATAGGTACTGTGATTGACTCAGGGCCTGGTCCTAACCAATTTATTATTTCACCTAACAATAGAATTATTGACTTTGATCCTAAAATACCTGGATCACAAGGCGACTACATATACATTCAAAACGATGGGTCATTAGGTACTGCCGATACAGGCAAAGCTGCATTCTTAAATATACAAAGTTCTATACCCACTGAACTAGATGGCACAATAGATAACCCAGAAGTTCCTGTTGGTCATGTAATAAAACTTAACAATCAAACTGTAACATTTACAGGTAATAGTGCCAATTCAACCGTAAGTGAAATAGCAATTAATATTAATGGAAGTTCAGCAACTCACTTTATTACTGCAAGTACACCTACAACATCTACAACATCTACATCTGATACAAGTGCAGTAGCATACGGACTAATAGGCGGCTATGTACCATTTAGTGCATACATTGACAGTGGTAGTGGTAATACATTAGTAAACTTTACAACAGATACAGTAGGTCAAGCAACATACGGTATTGCTGTAGGTATTGCAGCAGATATGGTGACAGATATTACTGCAGCAGGCATTGCTAATTTAACTGCTACATTTGATGCTAGTAATAGACTTACTCTCACTGAGTCACAGGGTAATGCAATATCTATAGCCAATAATACAAATGATGCAAACGGCAACCCATACGTAGGTACAGGCAACGTGTCAGGACTACCAGCAACTATAATTGCCCCAGGCACACAAAAATTAAAACTAACTCGTAGTGACGGTGGCGAAATTCTTATATTCGAAAGCACAGAATACTTTAGAGTAGGAACAGGCATCAGCAGCGGTCATACTGGTCAGTATCCGTTAGCAATGAATATCGAACAAGGTCTAAGAACAGCAGGTACTACAGTAGTTGCTGACATATCAGCTCGTGATGCATTAACTGCTGAAGCAGGCGATGGTGCATACGTTCTTAACAAAGGTGACGGCGAGTGGGGTTCATATATTTATAGCGGCAGTGCTTGGGTGATGACATCTAATGAAGACAGTGCTACAGTAGATGCTAAAACTATAACAACTACATTCACTATGCCAGCAGGCGGATTTGGAACTGCTACAACACAATTGATGGGTAATGTTAGCCCAGGTAGACGTTTGTTAAATGTAAGTGTTGATGTTACCACAGCATTTGTTGGAGCAAGCTCTACACCGAATATTCAAGTAGGCACTTTAGTAGATCCAGATGCATACGTTCCAGCAAAATCAAATGCAATTGATGAGTTAGGTGCATTTGAAGCAACTCCAAATTATCTTTACCCATCAACTGAAACTCAGGACTTAGAAGTACGAGCAAGATGTACTCATAACGGTGCTAGTTCTGGTATTGTTACAGTGAAGTTGACTTACGTCTAACTGTATACTAAGTACATCACTTTACTCAAAAGTCATAAATACTACTATCAAATAAACTGAATTTATTTGTTATCGATAGCATAATTTAGGAGACATTAAATGGCTGATATTAAAAACTTTGGTATCAAAGGTATCGCAGCTGATGTACAAATGGGTAAGAGCGGGGGACGCCTCAAATACGATTCCAGTAATGGACGTTTTGATCTTACACAATCCGACGGAACAACCTTAGAAGATATACGTCTAGGTAGTATTACGTCAGGTACATGGACAGGCTCAGCAATAGGAACTGCATACGGTGGAACGGGAATTGACCTTTCATCAAGTACAGGTACTATAAAAGTTTCGGGTGGAACTGTAACTGCTGGTGCAATTGACATAAGCGATAGTAACTTTGTAACAGGCGCCTTAGGCGTAGCAAACGGCGGAACAGGTGCAGCAAGTGCATCCGGCGCTAGAACAAATTTAGGACTAGGAACATTAGCCACACAGGCTAGTACAGCAGTAGACATTGATGGCGGAGCCATTGATGGAACAATTATTGGTGCCAATAGTGCAGCAGCAATTACAGGTTCTGTTATAACAGCAAATACAAACTTTGTTGGTGCTTTAACAGGTGCCGTAACTGGTAACGTAACAGGTAACTTAACTGGTAACAGTGCAGGTGTACATACTGGCGCAGTAACAGGTGACGTAACTGGTGATTTAACCGGTGATGTAACTGGTGACTTAACTGGTAACAGTGCAGGTGTACATACAGGTAATGTAACAGGTAACTTAACTGGTAACAGTGCAGGTGTACATACTGGTAACGTAACTGGAAACGTATCAGGTAACTTAACTGGTGATGTAACTGGTACAGCAAGTTTGGCAACAGACTTTACAAGTGCAGTTACAATAGCATTAGCAGGTGACTCTACAGGTACTGCAACATTTACAGGTGCTGGTGATACAGCAACAATAACAAGTACATTAGCAACAGTTAACTCAAGCGTTGGATCTTATGGTTCAGCCGCAGCCGTTCCGGTTATTACAGTTAACGCTAAAGGTTTAGTTACAGCAGTAAGTACAGCAGCTATTGCAACAGGATTTAGTGTTGCAGCTGATAACGGTACTACTGATGCAGTAGCAGGTGGCGAAACGCTAACTGTTGTTGGTACAACTAACCAAATACAAACAACTGTAACAGATAACGGACTCGAAATTGGGTTTGCTACAGCACCAACTATTAATGACTTAACAGTAACAGGTACATTTACTTCCGATGATATTACATCGGCTACAGTTAATGTTTCCGGTGACGCAGTTATTACAGGTAACTTAACAGTTCAAGGTACACAGACAACTGTTAATTCCTCAACTGTTAGTACTAACGATCCAATCATTCGTGTAAACAGTAATGGTACAGGTGGAACTGACGCAGGTCTTGAAGCTAATATCAGTGGTGTAATGAAGCAATTCATATACGACGGTGCTTCTAGCAAGTGGACAGTTGGTGGCGAAACAATGGTTGCAGCTACTTTCGAAGGTGCTTTAACTGGTGACGTAACTGGTGATGTAACTGGTGATTTAACAGGTGACGTACTAGCAGGTGATACTTCCGTAATGGTTGATTCAAGTGCTAAAACTTTCACAGGTGATTTAACTGGTGATGTAACAGGTACAGTTTCAAGTATTGCTAATCATAACACTAATGCATTAAGTGAAGGTTCAACTAACCTTTATCATACTGTAGCAAGAGTTCAAGCAGTAAGTATTAACGACCTTGTTGAAGATACTACTCCACAATTAGGTGGAACATTAGACATGAACAGTCAACTCGTTCAAGGTTCTATTGTACCAAGTGCAAACGTAACATACGATTTAGGTTCTCCTACAGCAGCATTTAGAGACCTATATTTAAGTGGTTCTACTATTGACTTAGCTGGTGTTGAATTAAAAAATAGCTCCGGAACATTAAGAATAACAGACGGGTCTGATGCTGTCGTATCAATTAGTTTAGACGCTAACGATACTGATGATTTAAGCGAAGGTTCAACTAACTTATACTATACAAATGCAAGAGTTGAAGCAAAGATAGATTCTTATGTAAGTGGCGGAAATGCAATTAGTATTGCAAGTGGTGTTGTATCATTAGATAACACAGCAGCAACTCCGGGCACATATGGTTCTGCAACGCAGATTCCAGCAATCACAGTTGACCAACAAGGACGTATCACGTCAGTAAGTCAAAGTGCATTATCAACAGCATGGACATTAAGTGCTGACAGTGGCTCACAAACAATCGACGGTGGCGACACAGTTGATATAGCAGGTGGTAATAACATTACTACAGCAGTTTCAGCAACTGATACAGCAACAGTAAGTCTAGATACTACTTTAACAAGTATGGTTGCAGGTACATTTAGTGGAGCGGTACAAGCCGGTTCATTAAAAGATAGTGCCTTAACAATCGCTTCTGGTTCTATAACTGGTGGTGTTGCGGCAACATTCAGTGGTGCAGTAGAAGGTGGTTCATTAACAGACGGTACTGCTACATTAAGTAGTGGTGCATTAAGTGGTGCAACTACTGGTACATTTAGTGGAGCAGTAAGTGGTGCAAGTTTTGCAGCAACTGGTGATGTCTCTGGTTCTACAGCAGACTTTAGTGGTCAAGTAGACTTTGGTTCATTAAGTGATGGTACAATAACTGCAACTGGTTTTGTCGATGAAGACAACATGAACAGTGACAGTGCTACATTAATACCTACACAGCAATCAGTTAAAGCATACGTTGATGCCTCAATTACAGGTAGTGATTTAGACTTCCAAGGTGATACAGGCGGCGCACTAAGCATTGATTTAGACAGTGAGTCTTTAACAATCGCAGGTGGAACTAACTTAAACACAGCTGGCGCAGGCAATGGCGTAACTGTAAACCTAGATACTACATTAACAGGCTTAACAGCAGTAACTTCAAGTCAGTTTACAGGACCTTTAACAGGTGACGTAACTGGTGATGTAACTGGTGATGTAACAGGTAATGCAGGTACAGCAACAGCATTAGCAACTGCTAGAGCATTTAGTGCAACTGGTGACATAACTGCAACAGGCGTATCATTTGATGGTACTAACCCTGTAGCATTATCAACTACACTAGCAACAGTTAACAGCGACACTGGAACACATGGTAGTGCTACTGCTATTCCAGTTGTTACAGTTAATGCTAAAGGTTTAGTTACAGCAGTAACTACAGCATCAATTAGTACTGACCTAGACATTATAGGTGACAGTGGTACAGATACTGTAAACTTAGCAACAGATGCATTAACATTCGAAGGCACTGCTAACCAAATAGTAACCGCAGTTAGTAATAACAAAGTTACAGTTGGGTTTGCTACAGCACCAACTATTAATGACTTAACAGTAACAGGTACATTTACTTCCGATGATATTACATCAGCAAGTATTGGTATTAACGGTGATGCAATTATCTCTGGTAACTTAACAGTCCAGGGTACTCAAACTATTGTTAACAGTACTACTGTTGAAGCAGCAGATCCAATCTTCCGTGTAAACACCTCAGGTGCTAACACTGACAGTGGTTTTGAAGCTAACGCAAACGGTGTTATCAAACAGATCCTTTATACAGCGGCTGGTACAGAATGGGACTTCGGTTCTGAAAATGTTAAAGCAACTTCTTTTGAAGGTTCATTAACTGGTAATGCAGATACAGCAACATTATTAGCAACTACAAGAGCAATTGGTATTAGTGGTGATGCAACTTCAACTGTTAACTTTAACGGTTCACAGGATGTTACATTAGCAACTACACTAGCAACTGTTAACAGTGATGTTGGTAGTTACGGTAGTGTTACAGCAATTCCAGTTGTTACAGTTAACGCTAAAGGTTTAGTTACAGGCGTAACTACAGCAGCAATCAGCACAGCAATTACAGTTGCTGGTGATAGCGGTGGTAACCAAACAGTTGAAAACGGTGATACTCTTAGCATAGTCGGTGGTACTAACATTAGTACTGCAGGTAGTGCAACTGATACAATTACTGTAAACTTAGATAGCTCAATCAGCGGACTAACAAGTGTTAGCTCAACTACATTAACAGATGGAACTGCTTCTTTAAATGCAGGTTCATTAACTGGTGTCGTTGGCGTTACTGCTAGTGGAACTGTACAGTTTGGTTCTTTAAGCGATGGCACAATTACTGCTACTGCTTTTCAATCTACAATCACTGATAGTGATACTGTAATTCCAACAAGTGGTGCAGTTGTTGATCATGTTAGAACTTCAGCAGATGGTCTTTTATTAAGAGACGCATTTACTGCAGACAGTTCAGCAAGTTCGTTTAACATCGGAACAATGCCAAATGTAACAAGTAGAACTTACTTTGCTAATAAATTAGTAATTAAAGTATCTACTGCATTTAGTGGTGATAGTGTTAACGCAATCAAAGTTACTGAGAACGGCACAGGTGGCTCAACTCTAGTAGCAATTGATGATGCAGATTGTACAACAATCGGTACTTACAATGTTGAATTAGATGGCGACATAGAACTAACAAAGAATGCAGCAATTACTGTAAGTTTTGTTAAAGCAGACGGTAGCACAGCAAGTGTTCCAACTGCAGGTGTTCTTAAGGCATCAGCACATTACAACTTCGTTTAACGTATAGGTAGGCGTGTAAGGTAAAAAGGGTCTCTTCGGAGGCCCTTTTTTTTGGTTACTATTTCTGTGGAGGTCTACCGTCCCAGGGAACTGCGGCGGTAAATGTGAATTGCATTAGTATAGTGTTTGCCATACTATTATTAGGAGTGAAACCAGTTTTCAGATGCGAGGGCCAAAATACATATTTGTACTTAGCAGGCTTAATGTAATGGTTGTAATCTATCAAGCCTAGTGGTGTTGAATATGTTTTGCCTTGTGGTGCTTCTGTGTATAAGTGGCTTCCTTTGTTTGTTGTTTGCAACCAAACGCAACCTGAGTAATATCTGTTTCGTTCAAAGGTAGAAGGTACATTACACTTAGGATTTATACTTACTAAGTTTGGTCTTACTAATTCTATTTGAGTCTTAGTTGCTTCTAAGTAAGGTAAGTGTTTCTTAGCTTCAATAAAAAATGTATTCAGTAATACTTGTTGTAAGTTCTTCAGCTCACGGTTTAATGGTACAAATTTGTTTGTACAAAAACCGTAGTTAGTTTCTTCTACGGATCCACTGTTTGCTTCGGTTAGTATAGCCGCATTTAGTTGAGATTCTATCTCAGTTGTTAAAGGTAAACTTCCTTCAAACACTATGTCTGGGAATATTGTATATGTCTTTGCCATACTACTATTTACACAAAAAGGGTGTTTAAGTCATTGTTAATACGGCAAAAAATAACACTTGACATTTAGCACATGATCTTGTATAATATGTGTATAGATTAGAATAACAGAGCAGAAAATATGGATAAGAAATTAATTTTCACAGACGTTGATGGCGTCTTACTTAACTGGGAATATGCATTCAACGAGTGGATGGAGTTCCAAGGTCATACTCCAGTAGATGATCATAAGGACCATTACAATATTGCAAAGCAATACAGTTTACCATCTAAAAACATAGGGCATAATCTTATAAGGCAATTCAATGCCAGTGCCGCTATAGGCTTTTTGCCACCCCTTAGAGATGCCCAACAGTATGTTGAGAAATTAACAGCAGACGGATATAGGTTTGTAGTACTTACATCACTTAGCACAGACAAGTATGCTAAAGAGTTGAGAACAAGAAACTTAACTAAACTGTTTGGTGATTGTTTCGAAGAGATTATTTGTTTAGCAACTGGTGCTGATAAAGACAATGCATTAGTTAAACTAGCAAACAAATATGGTACAGGTTATTGGATAGAGGACAAACCGTCTAATGCTGATGCAGGTACCAAAGCAGGATTTAACACTATCCTAATTGAACACAGACATAACTTAGGTTATGAAGGTGATGCAATAATTGCTCCATTGTGGGCAGACGTGTATAACATAATCACAAACAATTCGTAAGGGGAAAAATATGAATAACTTTTTAGTGTCGGACGTAATTGCCGTCAGCTGTGCCATCCAAAGACTTAATAAGGGATTTGTTAAGAAAGGTGAAGACCTCGGTGATCATCAAAAAAGTAATAGCTCGTTCCTATATGAGCACTTTTGCGAAGGTAGTGTAGTAAGTGTTCTCGATGAGGACAAAGCACTAGGTAACGAAGTTATTGAGTATTTGCGAGGGTTAGGCTTTAAAGCATTAGAGCGTAACTTAACAGACTTTGAACGTAAAGTACTAAGCCTAGTTACTAGTGATACCGTAGATAAAACTACACTAGGTATTGCTGCAAGTTTACCAAATGTATATCTTAATAAGGTTAAGTCTGATGCATGGGATATCAGAGAATGTGAGTTAGGTAGGACTACAGACTATGTAGGGGTTGAAGCAACAAGATGCGAGTTTACTGTTAATGTAGAGTTTATGCGTTTCATTCCTAGTACAGGAAGCCACCTAGTTACATGCAGTGTTGATAACAAGAATATTGTTAAATTCTTTATGCCCGAGGCTAAAACTAAAGTTGGTAACACCTATACCCTAGTTGGATATGTTAAACCGCATGCAGTAAATAAGCATACTGGCTTTAAAGAAACAATGATCAACCGTATTAAATTTCAAGAGTAATGTGATAAATACTACTACATAGGTAGGAGTAATCACATGACAGAAGAAGTAACTAAAACAACGACACACCATCCTGCCGATTCAAATGGAGATGGTAAAGTGTCTAAAGCAGAAGAAAAGATGTATCTAGAGTTTAAAAGAAAAGAATTAGAAGACGCAGACGCAATGAGAGATGCTCAACGTAAGATGACATGGTTTGCATTGTTTGGATTATTGTTATATCCATTTGCAGTAGTAATATCTAGTTTAGCAGGACTAAGTGAAGCTCAAGCAACACTAGGGTCAATGGCACCTACATACTTTGTAGCAGTTGCTGGCATCGTAGCCGCGTTCTTTGGCGCACAAGCATACAGTAAAGGTAAGTAATTATATGTTTAAAAAACACTTTGCACGAATAGTTTGCAGACAAGAATTAGAAAACGACGATGTCGAGCTCTTTTTTGATATCGTGCAGAGTGTGGTTGAAACAAAACTAATAACCGCATACGATGAAGACAAAGAGGAAGTTGGCGTTGAAGTAATTTCATACGTTAGTGAAGACGATAACGGATTGTTATTTATATACGAAGTTATCCTTGCAGAAGAAATAGATCCCGAAGAAGGCAATGACATATCATATGCATTGTTCCAAGAATTCGATGAAACTACATTTACATTCGAAGCAAGTATAGAACTCTAGATGAAGGTTACTGTACTTTTACTAGACGACCAGTACTTAGTATTTGATGAACAAGGTGCTATGATTACTGATCGCAGTATATTAGAACAGATATCGTTTGAACCTTTTGTAGGTACTAGGTATGTTGATAACATACAGGTTGACAACAACACAGAAGATGCTATAATAACACCATTAGACATAAACATAAACTTAAACACACAGAGGTAAAAAAAAATGGCATTTAATAGAACATTTAACGGCGAAGAACAAGCACGTTTGAAACGTCTCATTGATGAAGGTATGCAAGTTACTTTCGAAATGGAAACTCTCAGAGAAGGTCTTAGAGACACTGTAAAAGCAATTGCAGAAGAGATGGACCTCAAACCAGGCATTATCAATAAAGCAATCAAAGTTGCACATAAAGCCAGCTTTCAAGATGAGTATGATAAGTTCGATGAACTTGAAACTATCCTAGAAACTGTTGGCAAAACACTTTAAGGTTTAATATGGCACTAGGCGATAAGGTCACAGGATCCGTCTCCTCTATGTTTCTTGACCATTGTATCGCTAGGTACAATGAGGGCAAGGAAAATAAGGAGTTTACACGTGATGCTGTGACCATGTACAGTCACAAGTTTAGACGTGCCAAGGACTTATCTGTAGTTGACGATCCAATTATCCGTAGTACTATACAAACGTTAATGATGAGCCATAACAATGCACATTATGAGTTTGACTTAAACGACGAGATAGAAATATACATAATGGAATACACTGAAGCAAGTGCAGGATATGTTGACTGGCACAATGACTTTGCAGCCAAACCATTATACGATCAAAAAATAGGCAAGCAAATTAAGTTATCCATGTCATTGATGTTGAATGACGATTTCACAGGCGGTGAACTTGAGTTTGACGAAGGACTGCAACAGTTAGGTAAAGGAGAATATTTAATTTTTCCTTCTATATGGAGACATAAAGTAAACCCTGTAGCAAGTGGGACAAGGATATCTGTGGTTGCTTGGAACTATGGGCCTAATTGGAAATAGCCAGGAATTCGTGTCGTAAGACACCTATAGGTATATATATTAGTAGTTGGTATTGCGACAGCCGAAAGTGTTGCTTGATATAGGAAAAGATAAATGAGTTACGTTGACGCCTTCTTCGAGAAGAGCAAAGATATTATACATGTAGTTGAGCGTGTAGATGGTAAAAGAATTATTCAACAATTAAAGCCAGAGTATAACTTTTATGTGCTTGACCCTAAAGGTAAGCAACAAAGTATATACGGAGATACAGTTTCAGAAGTACGTTGCAATAGCGATAAAGACTTTAAAAAGAACATTGCAATGAACACCCACAACAAGACATTTGAAAGTGACATCAAGCCACTAAACAAAACACTTGCAAAGCATTACACAAATGCAGAGCCACCTAAACTACACACAGCCTTCTTTGATATTGAAGTTGACTTTGACCCACTGAGAGGTTACAGTTCGCCGGATGATTCGTTTACCCCTATAACAGCTATTGCAATATATTTACAGTGGATGGATGCTATGGTATGTTTAGCAGTTCCACCTAAAACATTAAGTTGGGGACAAGCCCAAGCAATAGCGGCAAAAATGCCCGAAGTTATATTGTTTCGTACAGAGGGAGAACTACTTAAAACATTCCTAGAAGTAATCGAAGACGCTGATATACTAAGTGGTTGGAACAGTGAGGGTTATGATATTCCTTACACATACAATCGTATTGTGCGTACAATCGGCAAAGCAGAAACTCGTAAGTTATGTTTGTTTGGTAAGACTCCAATGAAGAAAACCTATGAGGCATTTGGTGCAGAGCGTACTACATATGACTTAATAGGGCGTGTACACTTAGACTATATGCAACTGTATAGAAAGTACAACTATGAGGAACGTCATAGTTACAGACTAGACTACATTGGCGAGATGGAAATAGGTGAGAAGAAAGTAGCATACGAAGGCTCACTAGATAAACTTTACAATCATGACTTTGAAAAGTTCTTAGAATACAACATTCAAGATACATTGTTATTGCATAAACTAGATGTGAAGTTACAGTTTATTGACTTAGCAAATACTATTGCACATGACAACACTGTATTACTGCCGGTAACAATGGGTGCTGTGGCTACAACAGAACAAGCAATCATAAACGAATCACACAGACGTGGTCTTGTTGTTCCTGATAGAATTAAAAGCAGAGACGATAACACACAAGCGGCAGGTGCGTATGTTGCGTTTCCTAAGAAAGGATTCCATGAATGGGTAGGCTCAATGGATTTAAACAGTCTATACCCTAGTGTATTCCGTGCGTTGAATATGGGTAACGAAACTATCGTTGCACAAGTTAGACCCGAGTACACTGACGAAGAGATCTACAATTCAGTTACATTAGAGAAGAAGTCGTTTGCTGATGCTTGGTTAGGTAAGTTTGGATCAAACGAATACGAACTAGTTATGGCTAAGGATATTGACCGCCCACTGAAGTTAGACATGATAAACGGTGAGACTGTAGATTGCACAGGTGCAGACATATACAATCTAGTATTCAACAGTGATCAACCATGGAATATCAGTGCCAACGGTACTATATTTAAAACAGATGTACTAGGTATTGTGCCAGGATTACTAGAGCGTTGGTATTCGGAACGACAAGTGTTGCAGGCTAAGAAGAAACAAGTAACTACAGATGCTGAGAAGATGTTTTATGACAAGCGACAGTTAGTTAAGAAGATTAACTTGAACAGTTTGTATGGTGCGATACTTAATCCACATTGTAGATTCTTTGACAAACGCATTGGACAGAGTACTACACTCACAGGCAGAGCTATTACTAGACACATGGGTGCTGAAACTAATCGCATGCTAACAGGCGAGTATGATCATACAGGAGACTGTATGATATACGGTGATACTGACTCTGTTTACTTTAGTGCTGTACCGGCCTTACCGGAAGGACAAACATTAGATATGGATAGTGCAATTAAATTGTATGATCATATCTCTGACACAGTTAGTGATACATTCCCACAGTGGCTCAATGATCAATTCAATGTGCCACTAGCAGCAGGCGCAGTTATGGTAGCTGGACGCGAAGTAGTTGGGCGATCCGGGCTGTTTATTACTAAGAAGCGTTATGCTATTAAGGTATTAGACTTAGAGGGTTGGCAACCAGAGGGTGGCAAACTAAAAGTAATGGGACTAGACTTGAAGCGTAGTGATACGCCAGAGTTTATACAAGACTTCTTAGAAGAGATATTAACTGATTGTCTTGATGGCTTAACAGAGGAAAGCGTCATTGATAAAGTACGCGACTACAAGAAGTACTTTAAAGGATTACCTAATTGGAATAAAGGTATGCCTAAACGTGTAAACAATCTAACCACATACGCCGCTAAGATTGCAGAGAAGGCAAGAGTTAATGCGCCGGACAACTATAGGCTACAACGACTTGACGCAATTAAAGATGAAGGCAAAAAGAAAGGTGGGGCAATACCAGGACATGTTAGAGCAAGTATTAATTGGAACAACTTTAAACAAGCAGTCGGCGATAACTACAGCATGACTATTACAGATGGCATGAAAGTTATTGTGTGCAGACTTAAAAGTAATGCAATGGGCTATGACAGCATAGCATATCCTACTGATGAACTACAGTTACCTCAATGGTTTAAAGAGTTGCCGTTTGACGAGGAAGCAATGGAGATGGCAGTACTGGATAAGAAAGTAACCAATGTCATTGGTGCTATGGGATTTGACTTGACTCGTATACATGAAAGCGAGACTATGCAACAGTTTTTTGAATTTTAATGATAGCAGATAATACCTTACTAACAGCAGCCAGGGCAATAGGATTTGGCAATCCTAACAGACGTCTAGAGCAATTCGATGACTTTACTAATCAGTTTCATGTATGGGTGCATTCAAGTAAGCAAGAAGTAGCAGGCTTACCTAACAAACGTAATCCTAATATTGTTAGTGGTGTTACTGATGCGTTCAACCAACTATACGGAATGTATGACAAGATAGGAATACACGATGGCGAGTATGGATATCATAATTTGTGTGTTGAGGACAGAACCACATACAACCTAAGCGAAGCAGACTGTATAGTTATCAGTCATCCGTTTAGTGCAGACGGTAAATGTTCGCATGCAAAAATACAAGAAGCAGATAAACTAAACATACCAATCTTTATTGATTGTGCGTTCTTTGGTATTTGCACAGACATAGACTTTAATTTTAAGAAATATAAAAATGTACAAAGTGTATGCTTTTCACTAAGCAAAGCATTCGGTACAGGTTTAACCAGAGTAGGGCTATTGTACACAAAGGATAAATTTCCTTGTACAATCTACAACGAATGGCAGTATCCGTTGATCGCGAGTGCAGAATACCATTACAGTAATATAAAAACTATAGGGCCTGATGATCTGCCCATACAGTATATGCAATCTCAGATTAAGATATGCGAGGAACTAGGACTTGAACCAAGTCCAACCATTATATTTGGTTTGGACTATACCGATAAGTACAGTGATTTCAAACGTGGACCAGTGAATAGAGTATGCATTACAAGGAGACTAGAACTTGACAAAGGATAAAAAAGCCGCACTGAAAGAGGCGACTACGGATACATTACTAGCAACAGTAATAAACTTTCCACTTAACATGCTATTGTTATTCGTAGCTAATAGAACATTTCTATCATGGATGGAAACAGAAACAGAACAAATATTTTGGACGTCAGTATATTTAACAATAGTATTTTCTGCCGTTGCTATAACTAGAAAGACGTATGTTAGACTATATTTTAACAAAAAGAATCTAAAAAAACAGGCTAAAAAAACTTGACTTACCTAAATAACAAGTGTATAATAACACACAACAACACTCAACACGGAGAATAGAGATGGCTGATAATCATATCAAGAACATATTAAAGGATGTACTAAAGCATACACATGGCTTAGGTATATTCGAAATGGTAAAGATCACAGGTGACTTGGAGAAAACAGAAATACAAACTGTTGATCCAGAGAAGACTGTAATCTTTAAAGGCAACACAGTAACACCGGTGCCAGAATTTGCAGACGCAACATTAGGCCTAAGCAGAATGGGTGTACTACAAGGTTACTTACAATATCCAGGATTTGATAGCGAAGATGCTACAGTTAAGATTGAGACGCAAGTAAGAAACGAAGTTGAAGTACCTGTTGAAGTAGCATTTAAAAGCACAGACGGTAACGATGCAAACTATCGCTTTATGTTAGCAGATGTTGTTAACCAGCAAATGAAAGATATTACATTTAAAGGTGCTGACTTTGAAGTGAACATTGTTCCTACTGCAAAGAACTTAAAAGACTTAGGATACTTTAATGGCATCCTTGGTGCTTATGAGGCAACGTTCTCACCCAAGACTGACGGCACTGACTTAACATTCCACATCGGTGATGGTGTTAGTGATAGAGCTAAAGTACATATCAATGGTAATATTGATGGTGGAATCAAACGTGAATGGAAATGGCCACTAGACATTGTGTTGAAGATCCTAAGACTTAGCGATAGTGCAAACTGTGTTTTGAGTATTAATGACTCAGGCTTAATGCAGATTAAAGTACTAAGCGGTCTAGGCGAATACACTTACTTACTACCTGCAAAGGGTTAATGAATGAGAGACTTAGGTAAAACACAGAAAGACTATGCGGTATACTTACCGGCTATTAGTAGTTTCTATACAAAACAACTAGATAAGATTGTTAGTAAAGTACCTAACGAAAGCAGAGTGCCAGCAGGCTTTGAACACGGAAACGAAGGTTTAGATTTCCTCAAAGACAAAGACACTTATTTTCATTACCCATATGGGCTATACTCGGCGGGGCATGCACATTTAGATATTGCAAAAAGCCACGCCGATGAGCCTATGATTCAAGACCGAGATAGAAATGTTGTTAAGGTTATGTTGGGCGACTCCGGTGGTTTCCAGATAGCAACTGGTGTTATGAAAATGGATTGGGCTAATGCTAAAGATCCTAATGACCCAGCAAGAACAGCAACATGTGAAAAGATATTGCGTTGGTTAGAGCATACAGCAGAATGGAGCATGACGTTAGACATTCCAGCGTTTGCCGCTGTTGAACCTCTAAGCAGTAAAACAGGACTTACGGAGTTCTCAGACACATTAGATATCAGTCTACTAAACTTACATTACTTCACAGCAAATAGAGTACCGGGTGCTACTAAGTTCCTTAACGTGTTGAGTGGAACGGATGAAGCAACGAGTAAAGAATGGTATGATGCTGTTAAGAGTTTCTCCGATCCTAAGTTTGTAGGTGAAGCATATGGTGATGCATCACGCACACTAGAAGGTTATGCATTTGCAGGTATCAATATGAAAGACATGCACTGTGTCTTAAACCGCTTGTTAGACTTACGAGAGGACGGGCTGCTTGAGGGCAAGGACTGGATACACTTCCTAGGTACAGGTAAATTACAATGGGCATGTTTCTTAACAGCAATACAACGCCAGTTAAGGAAGTATGACAATCCTAACATCACACTATCATTTGATGCGGCAAGTCCTTTTGTTAATACAGCATACGGACAAACATACGCACACAATTTCTTTGAACCAGGTAAGTTTGGTTACTTCATGGACAGAGCATTCGATCAACAAGATCTAGTAGGTAGTACATTACCTGCACCGTTTGGACATAGTCCTGTAATGAGTAGACTTACAATGGGCGACCTTTGTACTATGAATGCAGGCGATGCAGACAAGAACGGTAACTTTAAGTTTAGCGAAGGACAACCACTCACAGACAAGCACGGTGAGCCTAAGTTAGACACAGAAGGCAACCAGTTATATGCAGAACGTGATAGCACAACGTGGGACACTCAGACATATTTGTATTATATGGGTCATAGTGTGTTCAATCACATTGATGCAGTACAAGAAGCAAACAGACTGGCAGATGTTGAACGTTTCAGAGAAAACTTTGATTACAAAGGCTGGCGTAAGGCCAAGAAGAGTAGTAAGGCAGGCGAACTTAGTCCTTACGTTCCTGCTAACATTTTGATGTTTCAGAAGTTTGCAGAGGATTTCTTTAATCCTGCTAACCCTAACCCAAGACAAATGCTCACAGACTATAAAGAGTTTATAACGCATGTTAGTTTTGCAGGTGAAAGTGATACGTCTACAGAAGAAGTAATGAACGAGTTTTTTGAGTTTTAATATGAGTGAAATAGATCGCAGTATAGAAGGTGTATTTGTTAATGAAGGATACGAAGTTTCAGTCCTAATAAAGGATTCAGCGTTAGTAGAGTTCACATACATGCATAACGGTAAGCCCATGACAAGTACACGGGTTGAACACAATACTGCGGCAACACTTGTTGATAATTTAATAGCAGAAGGTTATATTAGATATGGATAGAGAAGGTTATACAGACGACACTAAGTTCTTTATAGGAACAGAAGTAGAACGTAGCCCAGCATACGGACAACGAACATTATTTGTCATAGGCTTACAGAATCCTAAGGAGATACTTGCTAGGGCGTTGAATAACAACTGTCCTCATATCTATCTCGGTGCTAATATGAGTTTCGATCCTCAAGATCATACAGATTGGAAGGATTGGGACTTTATGTTAATAGAACTACTAAAGAGTGATATATGGGTAACACTGGACTATGATGTCCGGCACCATGAAAATGTACTCGAAGGTGGTATGACAGAGTATGACACTTTTATCCCAATGATTAGTATTAAGTTACCTTATATTAGCCAGTTAAATTATAATGCGTGTATTAAGATAGATGACAAAGACTTTAAAGCAACCAATCCAGGTGTTTGGGTTCACAGTGTACACGACATGCTAGACCGAGAAGTATTTACTGATTGGTCTAAATACACCAAAGATGAAATAATAGACTAATGGACGGTGTAATTTTAGCGGCAGTAATAGTATGTATGATAGTAAGTTTATATGCTATCCTTAGTTTAATATTTGGTGCCGGTGGTACTAAAGGTATTACTAGTGAGTACAAAAGTAAGGACGGTGTAACCCGCACTGCCAAAAAAGAAAGAGAGAACCACATAGTATGAAAAGGTTGACTAGCAATGGTTTTTGTAGTATACTAGCTACTAAAGATGTATTTAAGGACGTAAAAGCGTGAAAATAAAAATAGAATTAGAAATTGACACCAGAGAAGATCTCAATGAGATACAGGATCTAGTTGACTTAGTTACAGAATTTAAAGAAAAGCTAGTAGCAATGAGTGAAAGCGAATACTACAATGATTGATATCCTTTACTTCATAGTTGGATTAATCATATGCGTAATAGGTATGATGATTGTGTGGGAGAGCAGTGTAATGCTAACCGAGCGTAATAAACTGCGAAAGATCACAGGCCAATACTATGACTTTGATATTGATGAAAAGTTGAAAGAAATGGGATTAACTAGAGAACAAGCATTGAAGCATTTTAATGATTGAATTATTAGTATGGTTTATCTTCACGTTTGCATGGGCGGCATATGGTACGCATGTAATAAGAGAGTTTATAAAGCATAATCGGAACGTATTAAAATGAACAAACAAGATAAAAATTTATTAATTAACTATTCGCCGTTGCTAATTGTAGCGGTGATTATGATATCCTTGCTGTGGGCACAACAAGCAGGATGAAAGAACATAGTCCATATGGGCATGTAGTTTTGAAGGAAGTACCTTTAGAATTTAACAACGAAGGTAAGACTTCAAAAAGAGGAAGATAGAATGGCAACAGGAAAAGTAAAATGGTTTGATTCAACCAAAGGGTTTGGATTTATAGCACCGACTGACGGAACAGCAGATGTGTTTGCACATCACACAGCAATCCAAGGTGATGGTTACAAATCGTTAGCTGAAAACCAAGAAGTTACATATGATGTAATTCAAGGCGATAAAGGCTTACAAGCAACTAATATTGTTTAAGGAATAGTATGAGAAGTATCTGGGTAACATTTAGTAAAGAAGGTATACATAAGTATCCTGCGGCATTAACTGATCCTAACTTGGCGACTGGCGACGAGTACGACGTCAGTTTCCTAGGCTATCCGCATAGACACACATTCCACTTTAAAGTGTGGATTGAAGTGTTCCATGATGATAGAGATATAGAGTTCATACAATTTAAAAGATGGTTGGAGAAACTGTATGGAAATGCAGAACTCCAACTAGATTATAAATCTTGCGAGATGATCGCAGAGGACTTAGCGAAAGAGATTAACGAACGTTATCCTAATCGCTGGGTAAGGATTTCAGTAGCCGAAGATAATGAAAACGGCTGTGAAATGGAATGGGAATTTGGTCGTATTAACGGCTAAACCCTATAACAACAACAGGAGAATAAAATGACAGAAACTCATTTACAAATAAAAGCGGCATTAGAAACATACCTTGCTGAGAACGATAAGTTCGAAAACAATGGTGTTAAAGCATCAGCCGCAAGAGCACGTGGTGCATTGATGGACTTAACTAAACTTGCTAAAGCAAGACGTGGTGAAATCCAAGACAAAAAGAACGCAATGTAATTTGTGTTCTTTGAGAGCAGAACGACCAATTTATTAACGAGACAACTATGCCTAGCAAAAAATCGAAAAAATCAGTAGTAAATGATAAAAAACTTCTAAATACTGATGCTGGAGGTTTATCAGACAAAGTAACGCAAGTTGTTGATTATGGTGAAATCCCTAGCAATACTCCACCAACACCGGAGAAGGAAACAAAGAAATGAGAAAACTATTTTATATGGGTTTAGAGAGTTACGAGGCTCGCTACACTTTACAACTACAAGATTGGAACGAAAGAGTATTCAATCACCGCGGACTTGACTATGAAGTCATTGTCGGTGACGAGTTAGATAACAGTAAAGCTATTGTAACAGGTAGTGTGTTAGATGCTCATGGACGTTCATATTATAGTTTATCACAGACTATGGACCTTGTTCAAAAGATGAAGAATGGAGAGCTTACTAGTGATGATGTTATCTTTTATGAAGATATGTTTACACCAGGACTAGAGTGTTTACCGTACATCATGGATCAATCCCCACCAGAATATAGACCCAAAGTGTTTGTTAGATTCTTAGCACAAACAACTGACCCAGACGACTTCTTAATTAGAGAAGGTATGTTTGAATGGATGCGTAAGTACGAACAGATGCTAGATAAATTTGTATCTGGTATTTGCGTAGCCTCTGAAGAGTTTGTTGCACATCTAAGGATTGCAGGATTCAAGGCACCAATCTATGTTACAGGTTTACCATATGGTAAAGAAGAAGTACAAGAACGTGTACCAGAACTTAAAACTCTCATTACTAGAACTAGACGTGTTGGCTTTGCCGCTCGTTGGGATGATGAGAAGCAACCTCACTTTTATATGGACTTAGCAGAATCGTATTATAAAGTAGACCCTAGTGTAGAGTTTGCTATATTTTGCGGCCACCCAGAACTAAAGAGTAATGACCAAGCGTATGTAGATCGTGCCATGGCATTACAAGAGGGTAATACAGCAAACTTTAAAGTTTATACAGGACTTAAGAAGAATGATTATTACAACTACTTAGCAGATAGCCAGGTGTTGTTTAATTGTGCTTTACAGGACTGGGTAAGCAATACAGTAAGCGAAGCAGACACCATGGGTACTTTAACACTATATCCAGCATATAGAAGTTTCCCAGAAGTATTTGCTAACAACGGTAACCATTTATATGTACCATGGAGTATCGATGACGCACAGGAAAAGTTGACTAAGATGTTTAATTCAATTGACAACAACGACCTATTAGCGTATAATATCGGTAAGATAAGTGATTACCAAAATGGAACTATTGACCGTACAATAGATGTATTAGAAGGCAATGGTGAACAATGGGCGAGAAACGATTGGGGTTTCCGTAAACATGTAGCAAAGGCAAAATATGAATAAAAGTAACGCAGAAGCGAAAACAGTATTAGTAACAGGTGGTAGTGGATACATAGGTGGCATGGTATGTCGCTTACTTGTAGCCGCAGGACACAATGTTATAAATGTAGACCGGGTCAAGAAGGAAATACCCGGAGTAACACAATACCCATTTGATTTAAACAATCATCAAATGAAAGGTGTTATTAATCTAACAAAACCTGATTCAATTATGCACTTTGCAGCTGACCATGAGGTTGGACGCAGTGTAACAGACCCAGGTGTATTTTACGGCAACAACGTAGCAAACACAATTAACTTGATTAATAATGCAGTTGAAGCTGGCGTTAAGAAATTTATATTTAGTAGTTCAAGTTCAGTGTATGGAGACATACAAAACTTTCCTACTACTGAAGACACTGCAACCAATCCTATAAGTGCATACGGACTTACTAAGAAGATGGTTGAGGATATGCTACCTGACTATGATAGAGCATACGGAATGAAGTTTGTGAACTTACGATACTTTAATGCCGCAGGTGCAGCACCAGATAATACACACGGGTATGTACAAAACCCAGCAAGTCATTTAGTGCCTATTATTGCTAGAGCAATTATTAAACAGGAACCAATCCAAGTGTTTGGTAACGACTACGACACCGATGACGGTACTTGTGAAAGAGACTATACTCATGTGTTTGACATTGCTACAGCACATTTAGCCGCACTTAACTATTTAGATGACAAAGGTACTAGTAATACATTTAACTTAGGGCAGTCTAGTCCTAATAGTGTAATGCAAGTAATTGAAGCATTCGAACGTGTAACAGGTGAGAAGGTAAACTACGAAGTAGTTGATAGACGTGCAGGTGATCCACCTAAGACGTATGCTGACATCACTAAGGCTAGAGATGAACTAGGCTGGAGTCCAATCTACGGATTAGATGAGATAGTCGCACATTCATTCGAGTGGGAGAAGAAGCAGAAGTGAAGTTATTTTATGACTACGAAACACTAACTGGTGACTTACAACATATTGTTAGAGATATGTCCGTTGCACAGTACAAGCCAGATGTTATAATTGGACCTGGCAGAGGTGCATACTTCCCAGGCGTTATGCTTAGTCATTACTTTGATGTACCATTTGAAGGATTCAGGTGGCAATTAAGAGATGGCGAGTTACAAGACGAAAGCACATTGCGACACATCTTAGACAAGCACCAACATGATAAGATACTGTTAGTTGACGACATAAACGACACAGGTGCAACACTGTTAGGTATTGACGACTTTATATTTACATGGGCTGCACAGGAAATGGTAGACATTCAACTAAAATATGCTACACTACTTAGTAAGTCCACAAGCAGTTTTGAACAAGTAGATTTTTACGCAAGGGAACTAACTCCGGATTACGATCCATGGGTAGTTTTTCCTTACGAACAATGGTGGAACTTTAAGGAAACAAAATGAATACAAAAAAGACAGCAAAAATTCGTAAAACAGTATATGCTGGCAACGGTAGTGGTGGACCAGATATGGTATATGTGGTAGACCTTTTTCAAGGAAACAAACTAATGGAAAGTAGAACATTACTAGGCAAAAGTATTCACTATGCTGAAGATGTTGCTGAAAATTGGGAAACAGGAATAATTAAACTAAACAAGACATCCTCGTCTTAAACTCGGAGAAGAAATGAAAAAGCATGAAGAAGTAATCAAACGATTACAAGATAGTAACACTCGTTACTGGGCAGGAGATAACATCTCAGAACACCTCAAAGAAGGTGATCAAGAATTACTAATTGACGAAGCAACCGAAGCATTCGAAGGTGTACTAGATGCACTAGTTATTGATAGATTCAATGATCCGAATAGTCACGGAACAGCAAGACGGTTAGCAAAGATGTACTACAAGGAAATTATGGAAGGGCGTTATGTTGGTATGCCTAATGCAACAGCATTTCCTAATCATCTAGATGATGGTTATAAAGGCATGCTGGTTGTGCGTAGTGAACTTAAAAGTATGTGTTCACATCACCATCAACCAGTGACTGGTGTAGCATACATCGGTATCATTGCCGCGGAGAAACTAATTGGCCTAAGCAAGTACACAAGAATAGCACAATGGTGTGCTAGGCGTGGTACATTACAAGAAGAACTATGTAATGATATTACTAGGGAGATACAGAGGGCTACTGGTTCAGAGAATGTAGGTGTTTATATTCAAGCAACGCATGGTTGTTGTGAGAATAGAGGCATTATGGCTACTAGTAGTTTAACACAAACAACTGTACTAGAAGGGTTCTTTAAAACAGATCCTGGTACCAAGAAGGAATTTATGGATAACATTCATTTACAACAACAACATGCGTGTGGTAAGTAATGGGAATAGAAACTAGAGGTAATGATAACTTATTAGTTATTGCAGGCTCGGCAGTATTAGTCGACGATGTTGGTGATGCAGTTTTAGACAGACAAAACTTAGACTGGATCTGTAAAAGATTTCCAATAACAGTAGACGAAGTATTCCAGTGTGTTGAAGTACTAGCGGATTCTAACACCCAATACAAAGACGGTATTACTCTAATCAATAGAGGCGATGATAAAGACATCCTACTTGAAACCATTAGCGTTAACGAAACACTTTTCTTTGGGCTACTAGATTACGGACACAGTATTAAACCGGGCTGTTTAGACTTTGATATAATTTACAATACAGGACTCGTAAAGGTTATCGAAGACATATACTTTGATCTTAAGGCTGATGCAAATCACTATGAAGTAAGCGAATTACATGAATGTGTGTATCAAGCTATACGACAAGAGATAGGCGACATTGAACCAGATGTAATATTAAATTCAATTAACAATGGCGGAATGGATTAATGGCAAACACAGAAACACAATTAATGATCGAACGCACTCACGATATTAGACAATGGCACAGAGACCGTAATCTAATTGATGGTGCAACAGACAAAGATCAACTAGCAAAACTTATCCAAGAGATGGGTGAACTAAGTGATAACATCTGTAAGCAACGTGATGTCAAAGATGATATTGGAGATATGATTGTTGTACTAATAAACATTGCAGAACGCAATAATGTTAGTATTACAGAATGCCTGGACCAAGCATACAACGATATCAAAGACCGTAAAGGTAAAATGATAGACGGTGTGTTTGTAAAAGAAAGTGATAATGTCTAATGAACTGCTGGTGATCAACCTACTTACTTGCTTAATGGCTAAGCATATTATTGCTGATTACTTTATGCAATACAGTTGGATGATGAAGGACAAAGCCATATATGGCGGTCCAGGTGGTGTAGCTCATGCTGGTTACCACGGTACACTAACTTTTGTAGTATTAGAGTTATTCAGTACAGGATGGCCAATATCGCTGGCACTAGCAATAGCAGATGCAGTTTTACATTATCATATAGATTATGTTAAAAGTAATGTATGGAAGAGCAGAGGGTACGGTCCACAGGATCAAATGTATTGGGTAACACATGGCGTCGACCAGTTTGCTCATTTTTTAACTTACATAGGAATTGTATTATGGATAATGTTATAAGTATGAAAGAAGCACAAATGGAAAAGTTTGTACGCAGGCTACTAGACCCTGAAGGGTTTGGTCACGCAGTAACAGCAGAAGTCCGAGATGAAGCAAGAGTGCTATTAGGAATGAAGAAAGTGGAGACGGTAAAAATACAATGCTTGTAGAAAAAGTAATAAGTGTAACACACTACAGTGATAGGTTGTTTAGTTTTAAAACAACTCGTGATAAAAGTTTCCGTTTCAAGAACGGTGAGTTTGCTATGATTGGATTGGATGTAGAGCCAAAGCCTATTTGGAGAGCATACAGCATTGTGAGTACTAACTACGATGACCATATTGAGTTTCTAAGTATTAAAGTAGAAGACGGTCCACTCACTAGTAAGTTACAGCTCATTGAAGTTGGTAGTGAAGTACTAATTAAGCCTAAGTGTACAGGTAGTTTGGTAATTGATTACCTTAAACCAACTAAGAACTTGGTAATGCTTTCAACAGGCACAGGCATTGCTCCTTTTATGAGCATTTGCAGAGACTTTGAAACATACGAAAAGTACGATAACATATTTTTGTTCCACACAGTTAGGAACAAGAACGAACTAGCATACAGACCAGAATTAGCACTACTAGAAACAGACCTACCATTCCTATACATAGACAGTGTTACCAGAGAAGACTATCCACGCAAGGGCAGGTTTTGGGACCACATCGATGAGTTCATAGAAGGTGGACTTACACTAGGTCGAGATTCTGTTATGGTGTGTGGGTCAACAGACCTAAATAAACAATGCAGAGCTATGTTTAAAGAACAAGGCTGGATTGAAGGCAATGTTGGCGAATCAGGCGACTTTATGCTTGAAAGAGCATTTGTAGATTGACACGAGTATGAACATACTGTATAATACATACATTATTAAAGGCGAATATACATGAATTTAAAATATAGTGAAACATTCTATAGTCCACAAGGCGAAGGTGCGTATGTGGGCATTCCTAGTTTGTGGATACGTTTTTTCTTGTGTAACTTACAGTGTAACGGCTTTGGACAAGATGAGCCTACTAAGCCTGACACATGGGAACTGCCTTACGAGACTATAGACATCTCTGAGATTAAGGTAGTAGAAGAACTTCCTGTATTTGACAAAGGATGTGACAGTTCATATACATGGGCTAAGAAGTATAAGCATCTCATAACAGATCGTACTGTAGAGGAGGCTGTAGACGAGCTTACAGCGTTATTACCCACAAGTACATTCAAGCATGCTAGGACAGGACAAAGTGCTGACATGGTGTTTACAGGCGGCGAGCCAATGCTTAAACAAGCACAACTAAGTATGGTTGCCATTATGCGTGAGTTTGCAAAGCGTGGTGATTGCCCTGCTAGAGTTACAGTAGAGACAAACGGAACTAAAGCTATACAAGCAGACTTAGTCGATCTAATAGACGACATGCACATTAGTTCAGAGTATGGTGGAATTATACCTGATGAGAAATCCAATGATATTGAATGGTATTGGAGTGTTTCACCTAAACTGTGGACCACTGCCGGTGAGGTAAGTAAACGTGCAATAAGACCTGAAATAGTCGCAGACTATGCTAAGGCAAGCAATAAAGGACAATTAAAATTCGTAGTAAACGGCTCCAGCGAGAGTTGGGACGAAGTAGAAGAACATATACTAGCATTTAGAGAAGCTGGTGTTACTTGGCCTGTATGGATTATGGGTGTTGGTGGTACTGTCGAGGGACTTAAGATGACAGAAGCTATTATTGCAGATGAAGCTATACAACGTGGCTACTATTATACTAGTCGTGTCCATGCTCATATTTACGGAAATGCAATAGGAAAATAATATGTATCCATGTAATATATGCGGAAAGAAACTACACGGTACAGATATAAAGTATCACACAGCCGATCAAACTAAAGTATTTTGCGGCGCTGAATGCAGTTTAAAATACTACACACATTTAAGAGAGGAAAAGAATGAAGAAGAAAACTAAAATACCGTTTGGTATGATACCAGCAAGTTGGGGTCTCAAAGGTAAGTCTAGGCTTATAGCAGAGGCTGAATATTATTACGAAGGTTCCGACTTAGAAAAGCAATTAGCCTTAATTGATGTTGACAATGAAGTCGACGGACAGGTTGCTGAGTTAGAGATCGATCTTAAAAATGAGAAGATTGGCAAGGTTGAGTTTGAAAAGAAGGTTGCTAATCTAAAAGAAGAACCTTGGGTAAATGTATTAGAGTTAGGTGTAAATCCTGAGAACGCCCAAGCAGGCTATATTGAACTAGACTGGAACGATCACTTTATTGAGATGTTACATAACAACGGTTATACTGCTGCAAACGATGAAGAGATTGTGAACAAATGGTTTAATGACGTATGCAGAACTGTACTAGTACAAGAAAATGCAGACTTAGACTTTGGGTTACAAGAAACAGATCCAGCTGGTACAGGAGCAACTGATGTCGTCGTTAGAGCAGACAGCAAAGACCAAACTGATTAAGTTAGTAAAGGCAATTGAGCCAGTTGTAGAACAACAGCTCGCTGAATTTACTACAGGTGAAGTAACGTATGTACTAGAACACTTTAAACAGCACTTGTCATACGACCTAGCTAGAGACTTTGAAACAATTAGAGAAGCAGAGCTAAAAGAATCACCATTCGATGACTTATTAAATGATTGACATTGGCCTACAACCTATGTTAAACTTAGACACTAAACAAACAACTACGGTAAACAATAACATGCAAAAACAAACATTCATAATAGTAGACAGCATGAATATGTTCTTTAGAGCAAAACACGTTGCTCGCGGTAATGACATGGACATGAAGATCGGTATGGCTATGCACATTATGTTTAACAGTGTTAAGAAAGCATGGCGTGACTTTAACGGTACTCACGTTATATTTTGCTTGGAAGGTCGTTCGTGGCGTAAAGACTTCTACACACCGTACAAAGCAAATCGTAAAGTGATTGCAGACAAACGTTCACCTAGAGAACAAGAGGACGACGAGTTGTTCTTTGAAGCATATAATGACATGTTAGCATTCTTAGATGAGAAGACTAACAGCAGTGTTGTTAGACAGGGCAATGCAGAAGCAGATGACATGATTGCTACTTGGATACAACAACACCCAGACGACAATCATATTATTGTTAGTAGTGACACAGACTTTCATCAGTTGATTGCACCTAACGTATCGCAGTACGATGGGGTACAGGATAAAATTGTTGCTATTACAGGCATTACTAGTGGCAAGACAGGTGAGGCTCTTATTAACAAGAAGACCAAGTTACCACTTGAAGCACCAGATCCTGAATGGATACTGTTTGAAAAGTGTGTGCGTGGTGATACTAGTGACAATGTCTTTAGTGCCTACCCAGGTGCTAGAACTAAAGGTAGCAAGAATAAGACAGGCATACGCGAAGCATTTGAAGACCGTAACACAGGCGGCTTTAACTTTAATAACTTTATGCTACAACGTTGGGTTGATCACGAAGAGCAAGAGCACAGAGTTAGAGACGACTTTGAACGTAACAAGATACTCATTGACTTAACACTACAGCCTGATGAAATTAAAACAGAGTGCATTGCTAGAATCGAAGAAGCAAAGACCAAGGCACCAATTGGACAAGTTGGTATACATTTTATGAAGTTTTGTGCTAGGCACAATTTAATGAGAATGAGTGAGAACCCAGGCGATTACTCGGAGTTTTTAAATGGACGATATGAGCAAGGCTGAGAAAATATTAGCAGGCACATGGCCTATGAAAGATCCTAAGTGGATTTACGAGTCGCCCGATAAAGGAGAAACACTATACCGCAGATTATTTGGCGGTAAGTACAAACAACTGTTTAACAAGGACGACGACATGTCCAAGTTAGATGAAGAATATTTTGCAATACATTTTAATGGAGAAACAAATGGCAGATAGTAATTTACCGCACCTAGTGTTAGATTGGAGTTTTAATATACCAACACAAGAGCTAACCGTTAGCATTAATGACGAGTTATCATACAGTGCGATCAATGGTGGAAGAGATGGATTCACAAAAACGTTTAAAGGTGAGGATACTACAGTAACTTTAGAAGAATGGGATAATATTGAAAAATATTGGATCAGTGAGAACTACAGTGACTTGGTAGGTACATTCCAACCAGACGGTGATAGAATTATTCCACACCCAACGCTAGACAGAGATGACCATGCACCGATGGGAGTAGGACCAGATGGATTCTATTTAGATCACATGCAAAGACGTCAGTGTGTGCTTGACGGACATGACCAGGCAGTAATTGGATATGGCAAAGAAGGCACATTATATACAACAACAGACCAAGGCGCAACTATTTTTAAACGTGTTGCACATAGAAATGTATTATACGGTGAGTTGGAAGACCCAGCGTTTGATGACTTTAAATGGGTAGACCATTCACAGCCTTGTTTACAACAACCGTGGGCTGAAGGTGTAAAACTAAGCTCACACAAAGAAATGCTAAAGGACGGAGTTAGTCCAGTAGATGTTGAAAAATGTGTAGAAGGAAAATGGCCTAAAGCACTTAGACCAGAATTACAAGAATTATACATTTACCCAACAGACTAGAACAAAAAGAGGAACACACATGATTGATATGAAAACAAAATTACAACAAATTAGTAGCGAAGCATGGATAGTGCAAAAGGGAGACAAGCGTATTGGTATTCTAAATAAGAATATACAAGATCGGTTTACTTTTATCTCGGGCAAGTCTATTGAAGTATATGACACTGAAGAAGAAGTAAGTGAACACTTTGGTAACATTACACTGTTTGAAGATCAAATCGAAAAGCCAACAATGACCCGAGATGAGTTTTACATCAAAGGACATGCTATAGATTATGCAAACCCTATCCCAATTGAACCAGGTAATGAAAACTATAGAGATGATGTACCGTTGTATTTAAAATCCGAAGGCAGTGAAGTGTTTTATGCAGCCGGTTGGTATTGCATTAACTTTGATAAGGGCTGGAAACAAGGCCACGGACCTAAGTTAACTACACTACTTGAATATGGTTTTAGAGGGCCTTATAAGACTAAGATCGAATGTAAGCAACATATGAAACAATTGAATAAACTTCGCAAGCAAGAGCTGTGAATGAGTTTCAAAAGTTAGTAGCTCACGTTAGGAACTTAAAAAAAGAAAACATATCACAAGCAACATTTGATGTGAATTACTTAAACACTGTATTAGATACAGTTGCTCCGTCTGCTGATGCAGTAAAGGCGCAACGTAAACTAAACAACACAGCAATTGTCGGCGATGGCGGCAAGTTTACAGAAGAATGATAGAAGGCGAGTATAACGTTCATTACGATTATACTTGGAAGACTTCGGTAGCATCGTTACCAATGACCATAGTTACTTGGTTGGAGAGTGTAGTAGAAGATGAATGGGGTTGGTATTTTATACCACATGAGAATATGGACTACGATAGAGCGGATTGGCATAAGGATCAAACAATGTGTTTAACGTTTAAAAGTAAGCAAGATCTAATTATGTGTAAACTGTCAGTAGTATTAAACTAATAATAAGAGAGGAAAAATGAAAGTAGTAATTTATAGCAAACCACAATGTCCATACTGCGACATGGCAAAACGACTAGCAGAACAGAAAGGATACGACCTAGAAGTATACATGCTAGGTGAGGATTTTGAACGTGAGCAACTAATGGAAACATTCCCAGGTGCTAGAACATTTCCTCAAATTATAGTAGACGGTGAGAAGATCGGCGGATATGATAACTTTAAAGCACTAGTAATGCGTGAGGGATTAGGCAAATGAGCGAAATAGAAAAGAACATTAAAGAAATGATTGCATCTAATGATGTGGTATTGTTTATGAAAGGTAACCCAAACCAACCACAGTGTGGGTTTAGTGCTAAAGTAGTGCAATGTTTAAAAGAAGTAGGTAAGCCATTTGGATACGTTGATGTATTATCAGACCCTGAAGTTAGAGCAACATTGCCTAGTATTAGTGATTGGCCTACATTCCCACAACTGTTTGTTAAAGGTGAACTTGCAGGCGGATGTGATATTATTACCGAAATGCATGCCAATGGTGAGTTAAAAGAACTACTGAATTAAAGCATATTATAATGGATGAAAATTGATAAATATGTGTATACAGGAGACACATACAATGAGTAGACCAAAACCAAAGATTTTACTAGAATCCGTTAACAAGCACACATACAAGTCCGAACAAGTACTAAGTGCTGATGCAATATACAGCGTATTCTACGAACAAAAGCCTATTAACTTACGAATTTTAAATACACTTGTGAGTTACCCAGGCCCAAAATATAAAAAGGTTTCATTTAGTAACCCAGGACATGCTTTTAACTTAGCAGAGAGATTGAATAAGATATTTCAATCAGACGATTTCAAGGTTGTTAAATTAGACATAGGCACAGAGGTTACTGAGGATGAAATTAAACAGCAGTAAACCTGTTCAATATCAGATAGCGGAATTTATCTCTAAGAATTTAACTCGTACTATCGAAAATTTTACTGATCAGTCTCCCGAAGCACAATGTTATGCATTGTTTAAAAACTTTAGATTAGTAGATAACGAACCAACAGGATTACGCCTAACATCAATAGGACATAAACTAATGAGTAGGCACTTTACTGCAACAGAATTTTATCTAGAGCAACCTATTACAGGAATAGTTCTGGTAAATTTAGACCAAGCAATGAAAAGACCCTACTACTTGAGCAAGAAAAAAGTTGCGTTCTATGATGAAAATGACGCGGCTTGGTTCAGACTAGGTGGCGAGGATTTAAAATACTTCTCAGGAAATTTATGAAACTGCCCCATTTAGACCCTATACTGTTTATAGACAGTCATTCAATAGTAGACGATACCGACATTACTGCAAAGTACACTGTACCATACGACCACCCTGTGTTGAAAGGACACTTTCCACATTTCCCCATATGGCCTGGGATACATCTAATAGAAGGATGTAACCAAACAGCCGGCCTACACGCTATGCACAGCGTCTCTACTGACATTGACGAAAACTTTGTTGCAATGGTCGCATCTATAGACAAGGTGAAGTTTAGAAGGCCCGTTTTACCTGGAGCAAAGTTACAGTATACTGCTACATTGGATAAGAAAAAAGGCTCGTATATGTACTATGATTGTGTAGTGTATGACAAAGGTACTAGAGTTGCTCAAGCATATATAGGACTTACAGCAACAAAACGACTATAAGTAACTGTTTTACATACAATTTTAACCATTGACAATACAGTAAAACAGTGTATAATATATTAGTAACTTAAACAAAAAGGGAAGAAAGATATGAAAAAATTAGCATTAGCAGTAGGTATTTTAGCAATAAGCACGTCAGCACTAGCAGAAACAGCAAGAGTTATAGACGTTGAGCCTATATTTGGCAACGTAGTAAAGACTGAGACTGTGCCTGTTATAAAATCTGTGTGTACAGACGCAGGTCGCAGGAATAGCAAAGGATTAATTGAACGAGGCGTTAACGGTGGCTTCGGTAGTCAGGAAGGCTTACTTGGTACTGTTATTGGATACGGCATTGGTAACGAAATCGGTGGCGGATCAGGCAATGAAATAGCTAAAGTACTTGGCGCAGTTGTTGGTAATAAGATTGGTAACAGCAGAGCGGCTACAAAGAATAGCCAGTGTGAAATGGTCGAAACTGTAGAAACTCACAGATATTATGCTAGAGACATAGTATCATACAACGTAGACGTGGAACTCGGTGACGAAATTTACACTGTTAGGCGTAAGCAAGAGCCAATGTTAGGTGATTACATTAGAGTATCAGTTAACGTTAAGTAACAGCAATTTACGTTAGGAAAGGGCATTATGCCCTTTTCTTGTGACTAAGTCATTGAAAACTAAAGTAATTATTCTACTTGACATACCCCATCTAAAATAGTATAATATATACATAACAAAGACAGAAGGGGTAACGATATGTCAGATTTTCAATTCACTTATAAGCCAGGGGTTTCGCATCGTCAAAACTTTGTAGAATGGAGAACACTTAATGCAGAAGAGCGTTCAGCATACAATGAAGTACAAATGACGCAGGAAGAAGCTGAAGCATCTTTCTTTAAAATGTACGGTGTAGGCGATATCAAAACGGTTGACATACACGACGTCCTATAGTATAATACTTACATAGGTTAAACATAAAAGGTAGGAGTTTTATATGAATGAAGTAACAGCAAGAGCATCAGTGGTAACACCGATTGTTGAAAGAGCAATGGCAGCTAACAGGCCCATCTTCCTTTGGGGAGCACCAGGTATTGGTAAGTCTGAATTAGTTGCAAAAATAACGGAAAATCTTCCAGGTAACAATCTTATGATTGATATTCGTTTGGCACTAATGGAGCCAACGGATCTACGAGGATATCCTTTCCGTAACCCAGATACAAATCAAATGGAATGGTCTCCACCAGTTGACCTTCCTAGCATGGAGCTCGCAGAACAATACGACACAATTGTAATGTTCTTAGACGAGTTGAACTCAGCACCTCCAAGTGTGCAAGCAGCTTCGTACCAGTTGATCCTTAACGGTAAGATTGGTCAATACCAAATGCCAAGCAATGTAAGAATTGTAGCGGCTGGTAACAGAGAGACTGATAGAGGTGTTACCTTTAGAATGCCGGCTCCGTTAGCAAACAGGTTCCGTCATATTAATATGGAAGTGAACTTTGAAGATTGGCAGCAATGGGCAGTGAACAATAACATCCACAGTGAAGTTGTTGGTTACTTATCATATGCCAAGCAAGACTTATTTGACTTTGATCCAAAGACTAGCTCACAAGCGTTTGCTACTCCACGTTCATGGTCTTATGTAAGTGAAATCCTTAACGTACCGGGCTTTGCAGATGCAGATCGTAAAGAGCAACTTGTAGAACTTGCAGGTGCTATTGGTGAGGGGATGGCTATTAAGTTTAACGAGCATCGTAAGATTGCTTCGGACTTGCCTAACCCAACTGATATCCTTAACGGTAAGGTAAAGGAGTTGAACTCCAAAGTAGCAAAAGAAATATCAGCCAAGTATAGTTTGGTGGTAGGACTTGCATACGAAATTAACGAAGCATATAAAGAAGCAGGTAGTGTCGACAAAGACATGGGCGTAATGCTTAACCATATGATTCGTTTTGCCTTCAATAACTTTGAGCCTGAGATGGTTATCTTTTCATTGAAGACACTAATGAAAGATTACAAGATCGTGTTTAACTTCCGTAAGGTGTTAGACAAAGATGTGCAATCTACCTTTAACGACAAGTACTTAAAGTACATCGTTTAGGACAGTTTAAAATCCTTATACGCCTACCTATGTTACTCCCTACCTAGTATAAGGATTTTGGCCCTCGGAAACGGGGGCTTTTTATTTGTAAGTTGTTGTTTTAGTAGGGTAAAAAGTACATATATAACACTTGACTTAGCACATAATCACTGTATAATATACAGTATAAGAACAAACAAGGTAGGACTTATGACATATTCTTTCGCAAAACAGGACACAACGGACGCACCTAAGCCGGCTATTAATGTCCCTGACACTGACAAAACATCTGCAGAAATCGAAGACATTCTAATTAAAGCTAGAGTTGATATGCTAATGAACGCACCGTTCTTTGGCAACTTAGCAACTAGGCTAGTGTTAATTGATGCTACTGATTGGTGCCCAACTGCCGCTACAGACGGCAAACATTTTTATTACAACAGACACTTTACTGCCGCACTAACTGAAGACGAGTGCATTTGGTTAATGGGGCATGAGATACTGCATTGTGTTTACGATCATATGGATCCAAACAGACGAGGTGATCGTATACACCAACTATGGAATGTAGCAAACGACTATGTTATTAACTTAGAACTTGAAATTGCTAAACTAGGTCGTAGAATTCGTAAAGAGATCATTGAAGTATGCTTTGATCACAAGTACAACGACATGATGAGTGAAGATGTATATGACAAACTTTACCAAGAAGCAGACGAGCAAGGTCGCATTAAGCAAGTAAGTTTTGATATGCACATGGAACACGAAGAAGGCGATGACGATGGCTCTGGTGGTGTTGGACAAGAAGCTAATGTACAAGATGGTACTAAAGGCCCAGTCCCAATGACTGCTGATGAGAAGGAAAAGATTAAGCAAGAATTTAAGAGTGCTACAATGCAAGCCGCTAAGGCTGCAGGTGATGCTGGTAATTTACCTAACGGTGTTAAACGCATGTTGGACCAGTTGGTTAACCCGCAACTCGATTGGAGAACATTACTTGCTATGCAAATCCAAAGTGTTATCAAAAGTGACTACACTTTTAGCAGATCAAGTCGTAAAGGAATGGACAGTGGCTTCTTCCTTCCTGCTATGGACTATGAGCAATCAATAGATGTTGCTATTGGATTAGATATGTCAGGTAGTATTGATGACATTATGTCACGCGACTTTCTAAGTGAAGTTAAAGGCATCTTCGATCAGTACACAGGCTTTAAGATACATTTGTTTTGCTTCGACACAGAAGTACATAACCCACAACAATTCGATGATATGAACATGGGTGAGTTTATGGACTACGAACTTGTAGGCGGCGGCGGTACAGAGTTTGATTGCTGTTACGACTACATGAAAGAAGCAGGTATCGAGCCTAAGAAGTTTATTATGTTCACAGACGGATACCCATGGGGTAGCTGGGGTGATGAACATTATTGTGATAGTTTATTTATAGTACACGGCACCGGGTACGGCGGCCAACCACCAACCTCACCGTTTGGAATAACGGTACCATACTCAAGGGAAGACTAATGACATTCAGTAGTGCTAGAAGTATACAACCTATATATAGAAACGAACTTTCCGAATGGGAGTTTGATAAGTTATGCCAATGCCGCGGTAGCTTAGCCGAAACAATGTTATTACAACGAGCAAGAGTTGCAAACACTAAACCCAGTTATGTCGAAGACGGTGTAGTTGAGGCAGGTTTGTTAGAGTATATAGGCATTAATGCTAGAGGACTGTATTATATCCAACGAGGCTACTGTAATTTTACAGCATATTTTGAAATATTAAATGATCAAATTGACTTTCTTAATATGGTAGAAAAACACGCCACAAATTACCAGTAACAGTTAAAACATCTGTTAAATACTAAACATAAACTATTAGGAGTTATTTAAATGACAAAAGAAACATCAAACATTGAAGCAGAAATGCCAGATGTCCCAGAAGCTGAAGCAGGTGCTGAAGCAGGAATTCCAGAAAGTATTAATCTTTCTGACTTAGGAACACTATTACAGATTGTTGATCTATCAACACAACGTGGTGCTTTCCGAGGTGCTGAACTTACCCAAGTAGGTGCAGTATTTGACAAACTAAACACGTTCTTATCATACGTTCAACAGCAACAAGCTGAACGCGAAGAAGAGCAAACAGACGCTCCAGAAGAAGCAGCGTCAGAGGAATAAATTATGGCTACTCCAATGAAACATGTAGGTAAAGTCGGCGAAAAGCCTTGTGTAGTTCTCTATAGAGAAGTACCAGGTGAATCAGATTTTGCATTAATTGTACAAACAACTAACTTACCAGATGCACAACACGATGCATTAATGAATATTGTCCAAAGTGCAGAAGCACAAGAAGCAAATGAAATTGCTGATGTATTAGATAGACGTCAGTTTAGTGATGGCAGTAACATGCTACAACAATTACATTTTGACAAACGAATTGAAAAGGTATCAGTAAACTTGGTAAATTTAACGCCAACGCCAGCTGATAGTATTTCTCTCGCTGAAGTTAATGCTGAGATAAGAAAGATTGGAAACAATTCTAATCCACCTCTAAAGACAGACGCAATTCAACAAATGGATAACCTTGATAACCAACCTGTAACTGCTAACCCAGTTGTTGCCGAAAGCGACCCAACATTAGCAGCAGCTAATGCACCAGTCATGGAAGGCGATGTTAACGAGTCACAAATTGCTCTTAACTTACTACAACAAGCAACTATCTTAGAAGACGATGCACATGCTATTATGAATGATGCAGAAGCTAAAAGACAAGAAGCTTACCGCTTAAATCCAGACCTCGAGCCGAGGAAAGGACCAGGTAGACCAAAAAAAATCATTAGTTAGTTAACAGGCGTACAAACGTCAAGGGAGGCGGTATGGCAGGGCAGGGTGAAGCAGCTCGAATCGTTCTTGTTGGTAAATCGAAGAACAAGGGCAAATTTAAGGATAAAAGTTTTTTGTCGGATATCAACCCTACTGAGATCCCTAAAAGATTTATTGTTAAGATAACAGTAACATTTGAAACCGGCGACAAAGTTGATTTCGATACGAGCAATATTGCAGAAACATTTACTATAGACGAAATGCAAGATTGGTTAAAGAAGATAGATACTAAGCATGCTATTATAAAGGTTGAGATTATGTTAGACTTGGATCTAATATATTCAACAGTAAAAGAAGATGCTGACACTATCTTTAGTAAGTACTTCTAAAGAAGAACTTCTATAAGTTTAAGCCTCCGGAAGGGGGCTTTTTTATGAGTGTGTTTTTGGTGCGTTGTATAAGTTGATTGGTGGAAGTTCTAGTTCAGGCCAGTCTATACATTGCTTCTTGAGTAACTTGGTATTTTTCTTTGCAAACTTCTTACACATCTTTTTTGACATAGGACACTTTAAACACTTTCCGCATTTGGAGCCTATAAGATGATATCGATCTGTGTCACCGTCTACTACGGCGTGGCATATACACTTGTACACTACAACCCTTTAAGTATGGTATCAACGGTGTTTTCCGTAACGTGTAACGCATTGTAAGGGCAGCTGTTAGCGTTTAGCACAGCTACTATGTCTTTGTCTATCTGTTGACTGTGTGCTTTGTCCTGTGCTCTACCAACGTCATCGAACTGGTCTCTGCGTTTAAGTACTACGTTGATGTTGTCATATAAGTTATAACATTCTAATGCTAGTTTATCCATAACGTCTGTGTACATAGGACCGTCGTATACATTACGATACACAATACTAAGCAACACAGGGCTGTCTGTAATAATGTAATCTACTTTGTCTTTGAGTCTTACTAGTTTGCGGTGTTGATGTGCTAGTACCCATAGTTGGTCTTTGAGCATAGGTACATTACCTTCCCAAACACATTCCTTAGCAAATTCAGTTACTAGTTCAACACTATAACCTTGTGCTTTCATTTTGTAAAACAAGCCTGATGCTTGAGTGCTCTTGCCTGAGCCAGGACCGCCATAAAAGTTTATTACTTTAGTCACTTAATGTTCTTCCTCTGTTATGTTCGTAGGGTGTAGAATCAACTAGTAAGGCATCCATGCTCTTGTGATGAGGTGCTGGCTTTCCATCATTACCTAAGTTAACAAATACTAATTTATTAATTGTGGTAATAATCTGCTTAGTTTTTTTATTACGCACTATGCAATTAATTGTTATACTTGTTCTTCCCATAGCAATAGTATCCATCCCAATCTCAACTATGTCGCCTCTAACAGCCGTAGAAACAAATTGAATGTCAGTCATACTAGCAGTAACAATACGATCATTGCCTAACTGACAAGTACAATATATGTATGCTTCTTCATCTATCCAATCAAGTACTCTGCCTCCAAATAATGTTGCATTAGAGTTTAAGTCTTTGTGCGTAACCATCTTCCTTGTAAAGTATTTCATTTATATCCTATCTGCATAAATCTACTGTACACTGGTATCTTTAGTTCTCCGGCATACAAAGTTCTTTTTAAAGGATAGCGTTCTTGCATATCCTCGACACTAGAGCAAGTGTTTATATGATCGTCGTACTCGTCTGAGTTATTAGTTTGCATAATAATTAATTGATCATTACCCACACTGTCAAACCAGTCGTTGTTCATATGTTCACAGCTCGTGTTTATTATAGCATAAGGTTTTACAGAAATCAACTCCCCTTCTGTGATAAATTCCATATTCTGGCAATTAAGTTCATTTACATCAGCAACTATACCTTTGAACTTCCAGCCCGGTAAGTATTGCCTGTTAAGATATTCAGCTAGTTCAATACTTTTAGGGTCCATGTCAAAACCATAGATTCTATCTATAGGTATAGCTCTGTGTAATAGAGGAACTAATGCTCCTACCCAGCAACCTAGTATAGCCCATGTTTGGTAAGACTGTATACTAGTATTAGCAAGTGTGTGCAATAGCCATGCTTTGCTTACTAGTTGCCCTATGCTGAATGCATCCTTAGGGTACTTGTTCGTGTTTACTTCGTGTATAAGTGTAGGCGGAATATTAACACCACAGTCATCTAACCAGTGGTGTACGCTATCCCAATCACTAAGTGTTATCTTGTTCATATTGTATTTTTAGCCAATCAAAGTTATTAATGTTTAATAGCACTTCCGCATTATCCTTGTTCTCTTTTGCAAACGCCACCGCTTGTTCTGCACCTGCTTTTGCGTCATCTTTAAAGTCTGCATCTGGGTTAGGGTTTAGCCATGCATCTAAACGCTCTTTGCTTTCTATATCATCGTTGAGTGATAGTTTAACGCACTCCCTAAACGCACTACGCCACGCACTGTAAGCGTCTGTGTTGAATCTTGTGTAGCAACTAAGCTCAGGTATAGCCTTAAATCTACTACTTAGTCCTGTTGTAAAGTCTAGTCCCCATGTAGTTGCATCTCTAACCATTTGCGTTGGGAATAGTTTAACACCGCCGTAACCGTATTCAAGTCCGTTAATTAAGTTCATACTGTTCCATACATGAACTACTTCTTCGTCATATACATCTGGCATGTATGAAAAGTCAAAACTGTCTAATACATCAGCATCGCCATCAACTACCCAAAACATATTACTAGTAACACGGTTACTAGCATGCTGGTGAGCATTAAATATGCCGTCTATATCTTTAATCCATATTAGGTTAGGTTTACGTTTGGATACTGTAGCAAGTTCACTTACCCGTTGCTGTAACTTCTCAAAACGTTCTGCTGCTTTAGGTTCATTGTAACTTAAAAATATAATGTCAAACATTTCTGTGATACTTCCTTGTTCACGAACGTACTGTACGTTCTTAATTTTGTTTAATTGTAAATCTGCTGTGGTTAACTTACTATAGTCTCCGTTAGTAGGCCATAGTCTAAGTCCACCATATCCGTGTGTTTGACCTGTTAAATCATTTACTTTCTGCCAGCAATGTATCTTGTTTATGTCTGCTACTTTAGGTGAGAATCCTAGTTTAGTAGGCGTTGCTTGTACGTCTGTATCTGTGTTTGGATTCACACTCCACACAAACGGCACTGGTTCGCCTGTTTCATACCCGTCTCTATAACTTTCTAGTTCGTCTAAGAAGTCGTCTCTATTGTAACTGTCTAGTCTAATGATTGGCCACTTAGGACGTAAACTTGCTTCCACAGTCATTAGTTTTAAGTTGCCTAAACTGTTGTTTAGTATCTGGTCATCAGTAAATTCCCACTCATCAAATAGGTTTTTAGGCACTAATCTAATGTTCTTATGTTCGCCATCTTCGTTTAAAAAGACATGCATAAAGCCTGTATCGTACTGTGTAGGATAGTAATCGAAGTTAAAATCTGGCGATACTTGGGTATGTAAGTCAACAACCCAGAACATACTGGTGTCTGTAGTTGCACACAAGCGTCTGTAAGCGGCGTCTAGTGTTCCGGTGTAATCTTGTGGGTCTAAAGTATAAACAGGGTACTGTTGCTGTTTACAAGCAGGCTCGCGGATGAATTTAGGGCGACCTTTTGCGTTAGGTACCTTAGGACATAGTGCAACACCAGCATAATCGTATTGTCTGCCTGTAAGAGGATTAAGTTTTTGCCATACATGCTTCTTGCCTTTATCCCATACCGGAGGAACGTATGAGAAATCAAACTCTTCTAATACATCTACTTCTGAGTCTATTACCCAGAACCAGTCTTTGGTTGTGTTTGCTCTGCCTTCTTCTTCAGTGCTATAATGATCAAACACAGGTTTAGTAAAGGGCGATTCTTCATGTATCTTAGTTTCTGCTTCTTCCCAATTTAACGGTAGCCAGCGAACTCCACCCATTGCTTCTGGATACTTATGTTCAAGTTGCCCGTCTACATGAAATGTGTGTATAAAATTTTTCTCAAAATTACTAGGTAACCATTCAATTTCTTCGTCAAGTTGATACTCGCTATCAATTAACCAGCACTGTCCATTTGACTGTGTATAGTCATTAGGGTCAGTAACAAAGTACATAGGGTAGCGTTTTGCCTTGACAGGAATGTCTGCATGTATTACAACATCCTCATTTCTGTCTACTGGAACCCAGCGAACTCCACCCATTGCTTCTGGATATTTGTGCTTTAACTGATCAGGAACATGAAATGTGTGTACGTTCTTCATTTCAAATACACTTGGACTCCAATCTATGTCATCATCAATTTGATATTCTTTGTCTATGATCCAGCAGTCTTGTGTAACAATACTATAGTCGGTTACATCATCAACAAACAGGATAGGATATTCTTTCTTGTGTTGTTGCATGGAACCTTTATACTTTGTAGATGTGTTTTCGTTGTGAGTTTTAGGCACAAGGTATATGCCGCCTTCTTGCTCAGGATACTTATGCTGTAACTGATCATCTACTTTAAAATTAAGTAAATATTTTTGCTCATCTTTAGTAGGTACATATTTAAATACGTTACTAATAGTGTGTTCTGCATCAACAACCCAGCACATCTTTGTTCTGCTTTTCTTAATACATGCATCAAAGTTACTCGGCTCTGCTATGTAAAACACATCAAAACGCACAGGTACAGTACTTGCTTGATACTTATGCTTAGTCATATCAAAGTTTTTGTTCATTAACCGCACACCGCCACAACGATTATCCCAAGCGTCTGTGTAGTCTGCTGGGTAACGTTCTTCTAAGTGTCCTGGTATTTTAAATACGTGAATATACTCTTGTTCGTGTAATGCAGGAACATATAGCAGTTTACCATTAAACTGGAACTCTCTGTCTACTATCCAAAACCATTCAGACTTACTACGCTCTGCATACTCGCTGTACGTTTCGGCATTGAAGTCATCGCTATCGATGTAAAATACATCATACGCTTCATCCTCAATTGGACAATCAGGATGTATTTTAGTTTCTGCTTTTTTATAGTTTTTAGGTACTAGTCTAATACCGCCCATTGCTTGTGGATATTTGTCTTGCAACTGATATGGCATTCTAAATACATGTAGCATATCATCTTCAAACGGACTAGGTACCCAGTCGACAGTAGAAAAATTTACTGCATGTTGTGCATCTATCATCCATACATAATCTTCCCTAAATGTATTACGTTGAGCATAGTTCTCAACATCTTTAGTATACAGTATAGGATATGTTATATTAGCACCCAAGAATCCATGGAACTTAGTTTTAGCAGTTTTCCAATTCTTAGGATATAACTTGATGCCACCTTCTTCGGCAGGATATTTGTGTTCTAGTTGTCCACGTAAATGGAATGAATGTATAAAGTTAGGCTCGAAGTTACTAGGAGCCCAATCAATATCACTGCTTAGTTTATAATCTTTATCTACACACCATACGTGAGTTGCATATTTGTTCTTTTCAAAGTACTTAGCAGGTGTCTTAGTATTAAGTATATCAAACTTCTTTTTACATACAACTTTATTTACTTCCTTAATACCATTACTTATATCTGCAGGTAACAAACGTAAACCACCGTAGTTAGTATTATCCCATTTCCACACATGTTCGTAATGCTCGTCATGCACATCTGGTCTATAGTCTAATACATCAAAATCATTAAGTTCGATGTTTGGCTCTACAAGCCAATACATCTTTGTATTAGAATTTATACTAGTAGTAGAATCTACTTGTTTTGCAAAAGGTAGGTTATCTTTTACTTGTTGGTTTTCACCAATATAGAATATATCAAACATTACTAATCACTCGTATGGACCGGTACGCCATAATGGAAGGCAAACATCGCGGCGTCCTCCATGTCGTTAACTATGGGCTGGCCTTTAATATTCAAACTAGTGTTCACCATCATAGGACACCCTGTTGCTTTATAAAACTCTCTGAGTAATGTGTATAAGCCAGGATGTTGATTTAGTGAGACAGTTTGTACTCTGCTTGTTCCGTCTTTGTGTACAATAGCAGGGTACTCGTCTGGGAATTTGCATCTAGCAACGAACTGCATGTACGGACTAGTTTCAACCGGCATGTCAAAATACTCGTGTGCGAATTCTTCAAGTATAACAGGAGCAAACGGTCTGAACTCTTGTCTCTTTTTAATTTGATTCATTTGATCTTTTACGTTTGGTCCCCTAGGGTCAGCACATAATGTTCTGTTGCCTAACGCTCTTGGACCAAACTCTGCTTTACCGTTAGCAATACCAAATAGTTCTCCTGCTAGTAAACTTTTTAATGCGGCTTTAACAGGATAAGTACCAGGAATGTTTTTACCTAAGTAAGGACCTTCCCATTTAATTTTTTTACCTGTTTGATTGTAATACTCTAAAGCTGCGGCACCTAAACTACTTCCAGCATCACCTGGGTTAGGCATTATGTGTACGTTATCGTATCCAACTTCTTTTAATCTACTGTTAGCAACACAGTTAAGAGCAACACCGCCCATGAATACTATGTTGCTACTGTTTGTTAATTCTTTAGCATATTGTGCATACGCAAGTATACGTTCTTCTACTTGCATTTGTGCAGCCATTGCAATGTCAAAGTCATCTACACCTTTGTACATTTTAGGGTCCATGCCTTTTTGCAAATTCTTCTTCATCTTAATAGCTTGTGATGGCTTAGTGTATGCCCAAGTATGCTTGAAAAAGTCTTTGCCCATTTGTCTGCTTAATTTAGATGCTATAATTGGATTACCGTATGCAGCCATTCCCATGAGTATGTATTCATCTTCGTTTGGTTTTAAACCTACACGATGAGTAACAGCACTATAGAATAATCCTAAACTACTAGGAAACCTTGTACTGTGTAACTTAGTTAACTTCTTGTTTTTCCAACCCCAAATAGTTGCACAATCAAATTCGCCAATTGCATCAATAACCATGATAGCACTTTCTTGGAAGTTGCTAGTTAGTATACCGGCGGCCGCATGCGTCTCGTGGTGCCAGTAACTTTTAATCGGAATGCCGGCTAGTTGTGGATAAAACTCTTTGATCCAATCTTCTTGTGATAGTTCATTGAAACTATTAAAGTCACCACTCAGTAATGCTCTAAATTTCTTTGCTTTACTATTCTCATGTAGTACGATTATATCTGGTGTGCCGTGTTCTAGTGCGGCATCAATTAGCTCGTGATTTAAAAATGGATCATTCTTTTGTTTACTGTAACGTTCAGCATGAGCGGCGAATCTTATTTTGCCTGCTCTAACAACTGTTACAGCCGCATCGTGGAAGCCCGAGCTTATTCCTAAAATATTCATTTGTGTTTAGTCTCTATCTGTCTGTGTTCTAATTCATGCATTATGTGTATTCTGCGTTCTGTTGTTAAGTTTGCCCACGCAACGATTTCGTCTAGCGATCGTTTACACCCTTTGCAGAAATTGTTCTCATTTATCCTGCACAGGTTTACACACGGTGATTCCATTTATCTGTAAATGAAAGGATCTCGTCTGCGTAACTCTTCGATGCGTTTCTTTAACTGTGCTTCTTGTTCTGCTTTTACTCTAGCAATTTTTTCATCTGAGGTCTCAGTGCCTGCTGGAGGATTGCGGTCAGTACCTAGCGAGCCTTCGTGATCGTTGTTTTCCATTGTATCTCCTTTGTATGTGTATTTATTTGAGCTTACCCATAATCTGCTGTAAGTATGGATGACGTCTAACGATATCCATTATAACACCATTGCCGCCATCTCTATCTACAAATGTTTTCCATGAGCCAGTCATGGGATTAACTAAAGGACTATGTGCTGCTTGTTGCGATATTACTTTTTCGTTATTTCCTAAATCTTTAACTATCTGAGGAATATACGGATCATGGAAACACAATTCTAAATAGTTTTTTAAGTTATGTTCTATTTTACTTTTACACAGTCGTCGTGTAACATCTAGATTTAAATCTAAGTCATTTAAGCGTTTTAATTCGGCTGCTAATGCTTCTGTTCGCTTCCTAGGACTTGCAATTGAATCAAACGAGTAATCAATTACTTCATCATATAACTCAAATCCATACTTTTTTAAATTTTGGTTTATGTATCGTGGACCGTGTATCATAAACAATTTTTGATACACAATAGGCCATACACATTTTTCTGTGCGAAAATGTGTTGTTAGCGAAGTTTCTGAGACAACATCAATAAGACAATTAATATATCCTTTCGGTGGTCCAGAGTATATATCCCCTTGTAGCTCTTCTTCACTATCGTATATATGTCTACCGTGACTGTATGTTGTTGCTCCAATCTCTTCCATTATTTTGTCGCATTCCGCATGCGGGTCTATCAATGTAAATCTATTTTGATCATTATCAATTAAACCTCTTTTTTGTATTTCATCAAGTAGTAATAGTCTATGGTGTTTTGCAACACGGTTCTTGAGGAAAAATAAGGCGTCTAGTCTGTGTTTACTAAAGTTGGATATGCCCTCTAAGGCAGGAGCTGCTACTTTTGTACCATTCCACACTAAAAAATAAGTTGGCCATATCTGAACATTGTCAAAAAAGTGCTGTTGTAGTAACACTGAATACGGGCCACGTGTATATGTTGGTTGAGGAGGTAGTTCGCCACAAAGCTCGGCCAACCGGCGAGCTTCCTTGTAAGTTTCTACCTGCTTTAGACCATCCAACGTTATATCAATCTGTGATGTTTCTTCTGGAATTAACTTGTAATTGCCAGTAATAATGTCTACCCTGTTACCGTTTTGTTCATTGTGTGCGATTGCTTCGTTCATTACACGTTCAAATTCAGCAGGATCTTGCCAAAGTTCTACTTCTGTCATCGATGCTTCTTTTGATGCATCAACAATAATATGTGTGTTAGCGTTTTGCATACATATACTAAATAATTTAGATACACTGAGAGCATGATTCCATAAATCTAAAACTTTGTATTTGTTATACCTTTTTGTCATCGATCGAAAATCCTTATGAGATAAATACTGTTTTAATATTTATCAAAGGAAATACGCATTGAGCTTTAAAACTGTAAGAGAATTCGAAACAGCAATAGCACAGTTTTATGATGCCCCATATGCTGTGGCAGTAGATTGCTGCACTCATGCGGTCGAACTTTGCTTACGTTATACTAAGCCAGAAGTCAACATAGGCATACCAACTAATACATATATTAGCATTCCGTTTACATGTCAAAAACTAGGGCTAAAGTGGCACTGGGTTGAGAACGAATGGGAAGAGTATTATCACATAGATGGCACTGATATAATAGATGCAGCAGTATATCTTAAACGTGATGGTTATATTCCACTAAGTTTTATGTGTTTAAGTTTTCAATTTAAAAAGCCATTGAGCTTAGGCCGTGGCGGTGCTATACTGTGTTATAACGAAAGTGACTACATAGCATTAAAGAAGATGGCATACGATGGACGAGTAGACGATATCGCATGGGCCGAACAAGCAATAGACACAATAGGTTATCATTATTACATGACACCTGAAACTGCACAAATGGGGTTGGACAAACTGCCAGAGGTTGCAAATAAAGAATGGCGCAAGTGGAGTTACAAGGACTATCCGTTTTTACCGGATGTACCTGTATTCAACACCGGCCATCATTAAAAAGAGACATATATGAGAAGAATTTTTACGTTCGGGTGTAGCATGACCGAATACCAATGGCCTACGTGGGCTGATATGTTATGCTACCATTATAATCAAGAGGAAGGTGCTGAAACATACAATTATGCTAATTGTGGCATGGGCAACGAACATGTTGTGCAAGCATTAACAGCAGCTGATCTAAAGCATACATTCACAGATGACGATATTATATGTGTACTGTGGAGTAGTTGGCTAAGAGAAGATCGACTTTGGCAAGATAAACGTTGGGGCAAAAATGGAAGTATTCTTAACACTCCAACTACTCAGCCATTTGGTGAGTTTGCTAATAATTATTTTAGTTTAGAAAACTATATAATGAAAAATATTACTAATATACATACTGCTAATAAAGCATTCAAGATTACTTATCAGGATCACATCTTCCAATGTGAGGAACCATTAATGTCTGAGGAGGCTGATAAGTTGTTGCACAGTTTTTACTTTGATATGCCAGGTGGTGCTGCGTTTACTAAAGAAGACGTAGCAGAGTATATTAAAGGTAACGGTGGTGTAGACGGGCAGTCAATAATCAGAGAGGTAGATGGCCATCCTAGTCCAGCTGAACATTTATTATACTTAGAGAATAAAGTATTACCTGCACTAGGCATCTCACAATTAAATACTAAAGCAGCAGAATGGGTAGATATTTGGGACAAACGAATAACACTTGCGAATAAGCAGATAATAGCAGCGTCGGGTCATCCAGTGGATGATGCTGTATTTAATGCAAGAGGAACATGGTCAGAGATGATAACAAATGAAACTAGCACTTGGATGGATAGATGGGAAGACTTGTGGGACACGCAATTTTTACATAGCGTTGGGTCTGAAGAAGGTGTTTACAAAATGTTACAACTCTACCAGGATAAGTATGGAAACGGCCAAAAGTCTAACTTTGATTACCATCCAAATGAATAAACTCAAATAACTTTTTTGCATGAAGTCTATGAGGCTCTTCGTTGTGGTGCCAGTACTTTGCTTTAGGATTTTCATATCCTGCATTTCTATAATGCCAAAAGAAGGCGGCATCATTGTCTAGCATATCCATATACTTACTTTGATCTACTAGGTCAATATAAAACTGTAAGTGTGTGTTTTCAGATGAGAACATTTCCATAGTATTAGTCATAACATAGTCAATGCCTTTACTGTTAAAGAAGTACTGCATTTGTAGCACTGTGTTAATACATTCTAACTCACACATAAACTCGTGCCTTGCCTGATACTCGTGCCAGTAAGGTATAACATCTTTTTCGTAATCGTTACCTCCAGCCCAGCCTGCATTAATTTGTAGGAAGTATTCGTTAATTTTAGTGTAATAGTCTGCGGCAGTATTAGCTGGAGCATAGCCTATCGCATGCGGGTTAGGTAAATCAATGCGTGTAGTTTCTGTCCAACCTATTAGTACTTTTACGTCCATAGTGTCAGCATTGTATTCTTTATCAAACCAATTTAGTACACTTCGTGCAATAGCTCTATTACTCATTGCAACCATTGCTATGTTTATAGGCTTCCTGTCCAGCTTTACTGCTAGTATGCCACCAAAACTGTTTTTACGATTATACTCGCTGTCTTCACTGCCATCAATTTCACTTCCGCCAGTGTGGCTACAACCTGCTATTAATAATATTCTTTTAATCATTGTTAAATTCCGTATTTGCCCATTCTGACTGCCACTGCATGTGTATTAACGAGTTGTCTGATTCGGTTATAGTACCTGTTTGCGTATTATCTATTGCTTTTCTGAAATTATACTCTAGTGTATTTCTCATATCAGTATACATTACAAATAACTCGTCATATGATAAAGTTTCAATCCAATCAATAATTTCTACAATCTTTTTAAGTCTTAGTACATGATTTTCTTCTTCATCATAACTTTCGTCCCACCACTTGTTAAATGTTTTGTAACCTGCTTCTCTCATACTCTTTAATGTGTAAGGCGGTGCGAGCAGTATGAACGGAGTTTTATATACTACCGATTGTATTGCTTTTTCACTATAGTTGCCTGTTGGTTGTGCAAATCTACTCTCAACATGCACACTAACAAATGTTTCTCTATAATATTTTTCTAGTCTATGTTGTTTTTCGTTATATGCTACAGGATTCATACCATCGTTAACTTGCTTGTCATCTAGATCCGCTGGGTAATTATGAGCAGCATGCTCGCGAATAAATGTCGAACCGGATGCTTTAAAATCTAATTCATATGGCGCAATTCTATTCATTTTTATTGTACTTGCCTGAAATCTTTCGTTAAAGCCTGGAAAGTATTTATTCATTTCTTCTTTATTTGCCCATGGTGATTGCTCACATATATTTGGAGATACAGCAAAGTACCAGGATAAATGCGAATCACATTCTGCCATCACTGTAGATATTAAGTACCTAGCAGTTGTGTATCTCCACATAGGACAAACAAATTTCTTTGTAATTTTTACTTTAGGTTCTTGACTCATGCCATCGTATATCCGTAAGTCTCTTAAAAATAAATCGTCGTATATTAACGTCATATGATCTTTATATAACGGATAATACTTGTCAGCATCATAATCACAAGTTGCTACAGTAACATTAGTCAATGCATGTTTCCTTACAAAATTCCAAATACTGTCTAACTCTTTTGCTCTAAACTCTCTTGTGTTACCGTCGTTATAAAATTCACTATAAAAGCCAAAGTTAAAGTTATGGAATAGTGTATGAGCGTAACGATCGTTTACCATATGCGAGCACAATGGCTCTGTTAGAAATATCTTGAGACCATGCTTGTTTAAGAATTTACGAGTTTCTAAAGATAATTCTGTAGCATCTAGTGAAATCATGGGACCATTAGAATAATATACTATAACTGCTGTCAATGGGTCATCTAAGGATAGTGTTCCTAGCCTACTGTAGTCGCTGAAGGTGGCCTTTAAAAATTCATTTGTCTCTACCTTAGGTATGTGATCTAGCTCACCAGGGAAATTATGCGTGTATAAACTTGACTCAGTTTGAATCATATCTGTGCCGTTTTGCTCATCGTCAGATATATGTACTGTTGTTTTTTTCTCTCTAGCCATTAACTATTGTTCCTGTTATTTGTAATGCGTATCGATCTTTTGTTCCAATATTTGCACTTGCATGGTCTACGTCTGCATGCCATAGCACAAAGTCTCCTGCTTTCCAAGAAGTTAGTGCGTTATGGTCTACTTCTAAATATTGTCCTGGTGCCCAATCTTCTAAAAATAATAATGCTCTGTATACATCACTTCTATTTACTTCGAATACTTTGCAGTATGTTTCAAAGTGATCTATATGGTTAGGCATTATGTCTAATGTTGTTAGTTTATAAAATACAAATCCTGCGTTTGTTAAACCCATTTGCTCTGCTACTGTATCTGTCCATGCTGGCATAGGATTGCGACTGTCGTACATGCCGCCTGAGAAACTCTCATGGTAATAACCAAGTGAGCGCCAGTTCTCCATTTCTTCTTCTTTGAGTGGCTGCTTAGTATATTCGTAGTCTTTAAATGCGTCTTGCCAAACTACAGCTACTTTGCCGTATGTTACGTTATCCATATATGTTAAATTCCACTGGTATTATGTTATGGTATCCCCAGTAATATGTCTTTAGTGGGTCATGTGTTCCGTCATCTAGTTGTGCTGTTGTATGAGAATAATTGACTCCTTCGTTAGTTATACTAGGAAACGGTAGAGATAGATTTATAAGTACTCCTACGTTTAACGGATTACTCGATGGATTAAGATATGCAAAATCTTTTAAATCTTTGGCTGCTTTACTAATACATCTACCTAAATGTACACCACATAAAAATATGTTATCGTATGTTGGGTATTCAGTATTAAATATATTAGTTACATTATTATGTAAAGATCGTATATGCTGTAACTCAGGTACTGTTTCGTTAACATCATGCACGAAGTCAGCACCGAGATGTGGTTTAGTATGTGTTGGCGTATTTACATAAACATCAGTTCCGTGATTTACTGACTCCCACCGTGTAACTCGAGAAATAAATTTAGATAATTCCTTTACATCGGTCAACATGTGAGCATGATATTCAGCATCTGCTGGCATTAAAGAATGCCACATATCAATTATAACAATTGCTGATTTGCCGGATGGTCTATTCACGTTCTAGGTCCAATGTAACACAATGAAAGCCGCCGCCTAGTGTACGCTGGTGCCTAATAGGTAGCATTGCACTTTCTATGCCATACTTTTCTAGCTCTTTTGCTAACGGTGTTTGATGTTCTTCTAATACTACTAAGTTAGGATTTACACTTAACAAATTCATATTAATCCACACACTAGCATTATTGTAATGACTATGGTAGCCAATGTCTACTGGCTCAGGACACATAATGTAGTCCCAACTTCTAAACGGTTCGGGCAATACATTTACATCTTTTATTCTACTAGGGTTAAGTAGCATTAAACCCTCTCGTAGAAACGCTACAGTGCTGTCTATGTGCATGTAACTGTACACACCCTCTAATGTGTGTACTTTAGCAGTATCGCCTAGTAGATCCTGTAACAGCATTGCTCCTTGCTTATTACCACTATTGCTTACTAGATATAATATATCCTCGTTAGCACGAATAGTGTTAGCGGCATCGAACAATGGAGTTAGTTCGTTTAGTGCAAGTGTATCAGGATCACCACAACAATCTAAATTGTAATTGTAATCTCCTCTGTCAGCAGCTAATACAACCATAGGCTCATCAAAAGCGTGATTAATATTTTTCCAATTAGTTGCTCTAGGGCGTATAGGGTTAGGTGTAGCCAATGCTAGTTTATTATGTACAAACCCAATATCTCTTGGGCAGTAATCGTAGTATTGTGTTTTCTCTACAGGCTGTGGGCGTATTACTTCTGCACCTTCACCTTCTAAAAATTTACTTAGAGTATCTAAGTCTTCGTTTGATTCGTCTATGACTTGCTGTGGATAGTCGCCACTAGTAATAGTGCTTTCGTCAGCAACATCTGCATAGTTTACTGTGCGTACACTTATGTCTATGGGAGGTACAGTAGCACCAGTTGCAGTGCCTACTATTACTTTTTTTAGTGTGTCCCATTCATTGGTCGCGTATTTCTTAGTCATCCTCACCACTACTAGTGCTAGTAAAGGGCATGTTAGCCATATCGCCTACAAGTTGTACAACCTGTGTTTGATTAGGGTTTAAGTCTTCTACTGATTGTGCATCAGTAGAGGCACGATATGCTGCCAAATCATTTAAGTGTTCGTTATCATCATTCACACCGGGTGAAATCTCAGCAGCAACTTCAACATCATGCGAACCACGATCCCATTTACCTGTTCCGATATAGTTGTAGTCAAAGGTAAAGTCAATGTTATCATTAAGGAATTTTTCTTCTTCAAGCAAATCATTAAAGTCTATGTCTCCGCGACCTGCTAATTTATCCCAATCTGGTTTTGCTAGTGCTCTTGCTCGCAGTGCAGGGTTACTTTGCATACGACTATAGTCTTGTGCAAAGAATGGGCCTTTTCTGCCTACTGGCGGTGCTTCTCTCATATCATATGGGTTGTCAATTTGCTTATAATCATATGTAAATTTAGCTGTCCAGCTGCCGGATGCACTAATTCTAAATTTGTACACTGCTGTAAACATGCCTGGTCCAAACTGATTGCCAAACTCTTTTAAATCAATCTCTGGATTGAAATGTATTTGGGCTGTGTAACCACCTCTGGTTCTCCACAACATTCTCAAGAAAGGCCATATCTCATTTACTAAGTTATCAGCAAACGGTGAGATGTCTGGCTTAATGATCTTGTAATCAAAATTCTCATATTCTATTTCGTGCTGAGCACCCGGATCATCTAATGTTATTTCATAATGTTCTTTAACTAAGTTACGTCTAATTGGATAACCATACGGTACGTCAGTACACCCTGCAATAAGATCTAAGTACATGTGGAAGAACTTAACACGATGCATAACGTGTGTTCCTGCAATAGTAAAGTCATTTGCAATCCAATGATTCATATACTTGTGATACGAAACATTATACTTATGAGGATTCTGCCCTACAATAGTTTCTGGTCCTACAGCCATTCCAACACCGGCACCAACGTTGTTGATGTTCATGTTTCTGTTACGCCATAAGAACTGCATACTTTGTGCAAAGTCGTCGTGCTTCTCTGTTGGGAAGCCTACGATCCAGTTAGTGGCCGCCATTACGCCGTACTTCTTGCCCCACTTAAAGTTATCTTCCATTTCCTTAATTGTGACACCCTTAGCCATGTCGTCTAGTACACGTTGACTACCAGATTCGATACCGTAGTTAAACATAATGCAACCACCGTCGCCGGAGATGTCTCTGAAAAATTCTTCGTCCATTCTACCATCGCAACGAGCATAACCTGTCCAACGCATAGGAATTTTCTTTGCTCTTAGTGCAAGTGAAAACGCCCTTAGTTCATTGGGTACGCCATTTACAAGACTGTCAATGAACCACATGATGTCTGCACCTTTCTCATAGTACAAATATTCTGCTTCTGTGATAACATCAACTGCCTGACGCTGTCTATATTTCCAAAAGTGTGTTTCTTCGCAGAACGTACACTTAGCTGTGCAACCACGTGAGAACTCTGAGGTTACTCCGTTAGGTACTTTATATTCATTAAAGTCTAGGCCAGTGTAGTCTGGCATAGGCATACCGTTGATGTTTATACGTTCAGTATTAGATTGTTTTAGAACTTGTGGCTCATCATGTGTAATGCCCTCTTCGAGTTCTTTTAAAATTTGTAGTATAGCATGTTCGCCTTCGCCTGTTACAACATAGTCGTATAAGCCTTTGCTGTCGAACCAATCCTTGTGTACGTTACTGCCGCCGACCATTTGTTTAATGTGAGGCGCACGTCTACGCAATTCTGCAGACATCCAGTTAGTAGGCTCTTCAGAGATGTAATACTGACTGAATCCTACAATAGTGGGGTTTGCTTCTATGATTTGATCAATGCCTTTTATAAGCAATGGTTCCAACAACGGATGGATATCTGTTAAGTAGGTATCGCCTAGCCAATGCCAACTAGCACTCGGATCCCACAACATAAAAGGTATTTTATTATTAGGTAGCCAGTCGTCTCTGAACAGATTATACGCTTTTACATTAAGATCGATAATAGTAGTTTCGTAGCCAGTGCTTTTTAATACACCACTTAGTCTTGCTAAGTTAAAAGGTGGAAACTCTGGTGCCCACTCAGGACACATAACAAGCATTACAGATGACTCTCTGGTTTTATATTCTGTATATACAGTTGTCATCTTCTTCTGCTGGACTTTCTTTGCAAATGGAGCAATAACTTCCATCATGGTTTGATGTCTAGCATCTTCGATACTTAGATCTGGCTTAGCGTATGAGTTCACTTTTTCTGTTGCCAGATTATCTAAGTTGAAATCAATTACTGGCTTTTTTGAGTCGTCTGACATAATTTCTTCTGTTCCTATTGATGCAGCTATTTACCGCTTTTTGCTAGTATGCAGTATTGTTCATGAGCAACCGAGAGAAGTTCATTGGTGCTGCTATTAGCTCTTTATTTCTACTAAGTACATCAAAATTATGCTGTAGGGTAGGCACCATTTCTTCTATCATTTGTTGCCACTCGTCATGTGATAAGTTTATTAAACGTTTAGCTTCTTCCATTACCATATCCATTCGTTTATCACAGTCCGGTTCTAAATCGTAACTCTCATCTATCCATCTGCTGAACGTTTTATACCCGAACTTGCGTAGGTTTTCTAATGTTCTATCTACCCCTACTACTACAAACGGATGCTTCATACATAATGGTTTATATATTTTTTCACTTAAAAATACACTGTTTGTTGGCTGAATATCTACAAGATGGTTGTACTTGTATGTGTCTTTATAAAATAATGTTTCGTTTACAATACTAAAATACGAAGTATCAAAATGTGATATATCGTCACTTTGCAAGTCTGCTGGATTCCAGCGTTCTTCTGTTTTGTTTAAGTTATAATCTAATTCAGGCACAACGTTTTCAAAGAAATAATGCATAGTATCTTCCCAGTGCCCTATGTCGCCCGGTAAACGAATACCTTTCCATCTATCAAGGTGGCCATCTGTATTATAAAAACTAACGTGTCCTTGCTCTATTAAGCCTGCACTGTGTAATTCTGTTATAACTTTTACACGATGTAATCTAGGCATACGGTTATAACATAAGTATTTCTTTTCACGTTTGCCTGTGTATACTTCTCTGTTTATTTCAGAATAATGACCTACTAGTCCTTGTTCAAACATCATGCCTTTTGCTACTGCTTCAAACCTTGCACAAGGTACTATAGCTAATTCTTCTTCAAACCCGTGTTGTTTACACCAGTTACTATATATTTGTTGACCGTTTAGTGCTCCGGTGAGAAACAAAAATCTATTATCAAAGCCTGGTATGTGCTTTCTTACACGTCTAATAATACTATGACATGTATACAACCTTGTCCAATACATTGCTTCGTCTTTGTCATCGAAGGCAAAGTACTCTATACCGTTATATATTTTTTTCTTAATAAAATCTACTAAATCTAATACCGCTAATTGGTCAATAGCATGTTCACGTATAGGTCCTGCATATATTGGAAATAGTCTGCCTGACTCAAAGTATGGTAGCAGTGGAGAAAAACTAGATCGAAGTACTACGTCATAATTGCCTGAATTTCTACTGTTTGATTCGCCTAAATCTGATATGCTCAATTCATTATTTACACGTTGAATAAAATCTGAGCCGTTCCATACCCACTTATCGTTCGAAGTTAGATGTTGCATATCTGCCTGATTGTATGCAGTAGTTTCTTCATCATCTATTATAAGCAGTGTTTTATTGTAATAATTTTGAAAGTACTCTCGATTCAAACCAACTACTATGGATACATCATATCTAGCAAAGTCTTCCTTTTCGCCGATGCCTGTATGTACTAATGACTGTATTCCTATGCTCTTTAGTTCTTGTACTAAGTCATCCATCTCTAAGGCTATACAGTCTGTGATGATTTCAATTTGATCACCAAACTTTTTTGCTTGTTGTGCAATTAAATGTGTATTCATGTAAGATCAAACCACGCATGTAATAGTTGTTCTGGTCGTTCTTCTATTGCTTCAGTATGGGTATCACACGAGCTTGCCCATTCTCCTGTTTCACTAGATAAGTTAAAACCTATTTTGTTTAAGTAGTCGTAATATGTTTTTGTTTTAGGATGATAATCTACGCTAGGATTTCCTTCGTGGTCGTTGAATGCAAATGTTTCTGCCCACGATCCTCCGCAACCTCTATTTAGAAGATCCGGAAGTATCTGGTTCCTAAGATCATTGTAAAATATATTTAAATCAGTATAGTCATTTGATAGATCCGGAGTCTGGCTTAACCCATAGTAATCTTGCATATCAGGATCTACTCCCCACATCGAAATACTATCAAACGATTGCGACTCGAGCATTTTCATTGCTGTGTCTACAATAGCATAGTCCCTTACAGCAAACCCTTTAGTATCAGATAGATACTTGTTTACAATCTCTAACGGAATATCACTCTGCGAATATATGTTGCCGGGTGTTTTCCAGTCATTATCTTTAAAACTGTCTTGTCTATAGAACGTTGTCCACATAATAGTAACTAAGTCATCTTCGCCAATGTTATAGTATCGCATTGCTTGACTTAACTTAGAAAGTATGTAAGTGTTTCCTGCTCCAGGTTTACCAGTGTTTACATAGCCTGCATCTGGCATTTCGTGTGTAATTACGTCAGCCCATGTAGGCCAATAGTAGTTAGTAAAACTGCAACCAAATGCAAAATGTCTTTTATATTTTTTTAGATCTAAATCTTTAATGTTTTGTGTATTGTATATCATGTGTGTTTATATATGAACTCTTTTTTATGTGTTAGTACAGTAAAGTTATGCTCTGCAATTTCTCTACAAAATTTCAAGTAATCTTCTAATGCTTCGCCTTCTAATTTGCATAGTCTGTCTACTTCCTTGAGTATAGCAATAAGCCTAAGCCAGTTATCTTCAATGCTATCATAACTCTCGTCTATTACTGGTGAATATGTTTTATACCCTAGCCCTCGTAAATACTTTAATGTATGCGGTGTTGCACATAGTACAAAAGGATGTCTAAATAAAATTGCTTTAAATATCTTTTCACTGAGGAAACAACTATCTTCCCAATCTCTATATTCTGTAAAGAATATAGTTTCACTTACTAAACTAAAGTAAGTATCTTCGTACAGTTTATCTATGTGATCAGATGTTTCTAGTTGTGCTTGGTTTATGCTTAGATCAGGCTTGTCTAATGTTAGTTCACCTATATTAGAAATCCTTTCTCTGTTAGCAACTAGCACACGGTGTATGCCTTCATGAAAAAGAAATGACTCTTGTATTATGTAGTCTAATTCCGTTGTCCATGTTCTATTGTCATCTGATTTTGCTAAACTAACATGCCCTAACTTTAATAAGTCTGAACTTTCTAATAGTGCTGTCATTAAAGGTCTATGCAAACGCCACCGCCTATTAAAGTTTAAAAACTTCTTAGGATACTCTTTACTTTGTAATACATTAGGCATCTTGGCTTTGCCATTTGCTACCTGGGTTGCTAGACCTGCGTCTCCATTAATCGGCACCAGGTGGCCGCCCCCTGCTGGAACCTCATGTGAGTGGCTGTCTGATGGAAGAGTCATAGTATGTATTCCATATTTGTCTGCTATCATTCCGAACCAGTCAGATTGTACAGCAAATTCAAATTCTAACATACTGTGATATTGAAAAGGCCTTCTACCGTATAGTTTTACATATTCATCAAATTTTTGTTGCAAATCTAATGCACCTGAGAACAGTATTAATTTCTGTGGTGGTATTTCATATCTGTCAATAACCCATTCGTATATTTCACCAATAAGATTACTAAAGCCTTCGTGGAAGTTTTCAAGTATTATATAACATTCATCATTAGGATCTTTAATCCTAGACATTAAATCAGGTCCAACGTCTTTTGATATGTTGGCGAGATTAAGACTTACTACTGATTTAAATTCTATTAAATAGTAATCAATAGGATCGGCATCCCAATCTTTAATTCTAGTAACCATAGATACTGCACGGTGCTCTCTAATGAATATTTCGTTTCGACTGCCCTGTGTATCGTAGTACCAGTATCCGTCTGAATTAAGAAGCGGCATCTGACTTGTTGCCCCAATCAGCGTCTGTCTTATCAAATCCTTCACCAGCAATAGTTGCTTCTACATCAATTGCTTCTGCGGCTTCTCTGTTTTCTATAGTCTTTTCATCCAGTTCTGAAAGTTCTCTTTTAGGAATAATAATATCTGTACCACAATGACAATGCATCTTGTCACATATAACAGTTCTAGGTTCTACATAACGAATGTCTTTCATTATGTGTCCTACTTCGCCACTTACACCACAACTTGCTAATGTAATTTGTCCTGTTGGACTAATAAAGATACTGTCTCCTATACGGCATTCCCAACCTGTAAAAAAGTTTTGTCTGCGTACAATAACATCATTACTGTTACAAGGCTCAGTTGATCCGTCTGCATACAAGTTAAAACTTTGTGCTTTACTTTCTTTATATGGCTTAGGAATTGTAAACTCCATTTCGCAACTGTGTGATTCAATAAACTTTGTTTTATCATCGTCGTCATACTTCCATGGACCTGCGTTAACAGTCATTTCGTCATATAGTGGTGTCCATTCAATGAAGTAGTTAGGCATTGCTTTTTTAAGCTCTTCGCCATATTCTACGACTTCCCAAAATCTTTCATCATGTAATAACAGTTTAGTAGCAAGGTAGTTTACTTTGTCACATAGGAACATATTCTTTTCTTTATAACTAGCCTTGTCAGCAAACTCTACGTGAAAACTTGCAACAATGTCATCAAACAAATGTACATGTTTCTGCCACCATGCTAGTGGTCTACTTAGGTTTGTGTTTACAGCAATAGTTGCGTCTGGCAACTTAGCTCTTAGATATTCTACAATCGGAATAAAGTGTTTCCATGCAGTTGGCTCTCCGCCACTAAAGAAAAACTTATAATGCTTGTAGCCATCTTTCTTGTAATTTGCAATTATTGTATCTAAATTGTCTAGGTAAATTTGTAAGTCGCCCTCATTACGAAAGTCTCCTAACCAGTTACCAGGATTACAATAACTGCAACTATAGTTACAGAAGTTGTTTACCTGCCAGGTAATACTGAGATATTTCTCAGGTGCTTCAACCGCAATTAATTTTGTTCTATCCATTGTCTAACCTCTAATAATCTGGGTGAGATCTCTGCAAGTTCTTCACCACGCATTTTGTCCATTACATCGTTTTCTTTAAAAAATTCTTCTAGCTTATCCCTGTTCTCTTCGCCATTACGCAACGTCATCATAATCATTTTAAATGTATCATTCATGTTGCTGTCTTCTGGTTTAGGAAATTTCTCATAGTACAGTCTAAACTCTCGCATCAGATCAAGTCTAAACTTCTCAGGTAATATAGATATGTTTGCCCAATCTGGAGCAGTAAGCATATTTAGCCTTGGGGGATTAGTTATTGACGTAAATCCGTTCTCAAACATCCAGTCAAACATTTCACTGTAATGCCAAATGTTCCATAGGCTAATTGTAGGTGTTAATCCTAATCTAATCTGTGGCGCACGTTCTCTAATAGCAAACATATTTTTCTTAATACGTTCCCATTTAAATCCTTTACGAATTATGTCGCCTGCTTCTCCAACTGCATCAATACTTGCCCACATTTCAATATCTGGGAAATGTTGCCATAGCTCAAACAAGTCTCGCTCGCCTTTAACTTTATCTTGGTATTTGATTTTACTCATGTTAGTAGTATAGTTTAGCCTAATGTCTTTGGCCATGCCGTTCTCAATCCAATAATCTAAGCATTCATAATGCTCAGGGTGGACTAGAATCTCGCCGCCTGCAAAGTAAACTTCTTGTACATCATTTAAGTGTGGCTTTAGTGCCTCCATGAACGAGCCGTCTGCATTTACACTCAGTAGTGTTTCTCTGCCTTTACGGTTAATCCATGTAGTCTCATCTACTAGTTTTAATTTTTCGTCGCCCCATAAGTTAGAGCATCCAGGCCCACAACTACGACATTTAAAATTACAAAGATTACTAAATCGTATATCCATGTATTTCATTTTAAAGTCTTCAATACCACCATCTTCTTGCGTATCAAGTAGCATTGTAATATTTTCTCTAGTGTTCTCGGGCTTTTTGGTTGTAAATTGTTGTGTGTTTTGACTAATACGCAAACTCCATGTGCCTACTTTCTCTAGGTCATAGCATCGTTGGCAACGAGCGTCCGGCTCATCTGCTAACATCTTCTTACGCATTACTTTGTATTCGTCACTGTTCATTACATCAATAATAGTATCACCAGCTTTGTATTCAGCAACTGGTTCAGCACTATCAGCAATACAGCAAGGCATAATTCTATCATCAGGCCAAGCATGCATGTGAATCCACGGTAATACACAAAAGTGCTTACTGTCTTCTACAGCCTTAATTAAATTAGGCTCTTCAGCTATGTTATAGTCTGACATTTACTCCATATCCTGTAATGGTTTTAGTTCTGGGAAGGCATCAAAGAAGTTCTCTCCCCTAAGTTTATTTAACCGATAAGTCATATGAAAGAAGTCTTTCTTGACTTCTTCCCATGTATCTTTTTGAGCAGCAAAGCCAGTGCCGCTTTTTATTAGTCCGTCTATTGCTCTTTCGCCTTGATACATACCCATAAGTTTTGCTTTTGCAGTCTCTTTCATACTTTTTGGCAATGCCTGAGCACAATAATGCTTAGGATTTGCCGCCAAGTACAAACTGTTATAAAAGTCTTTATCATAATCTAATAGTCCTGCTCCACTCATATATTCAAAGAACTCGTATAATGTATAATAGTTCATTATACTTAATACAGTATTCATTTGGAAACTAATATGTTCTGTGGCTCTGAACTTTTTAAGGTTTGTCTCTACTCTGCCCCAATCAGTACCGTGTCGCATACATTCTGCTCTTTCGCCAAAGTGATCTATACTGCAACTCACTTCCACCTTATCGAAGTGTTTCCACAGTGCAAAAATATCTTTGTCTTTGTACGACACTGTACTGGCATTAGTGTTATATCGCAACACTGTGTCTGTTTTGCCTTTACGGATTAACTCCTCTAGTATAATATAATGTTCCGGAGTAATTAACGGTTCTCCTCCAGCAAAGTATGCAATATCAATATGATCAACCTGATCTAATATCTCTTCTAATACTCCGCCTTCTTCATTATCAACATGGATAATAACCGGACCGTCTGGCTTCCAAGACTTTTTATCCTCTAGTGCCCACTGGCTACTAAATTCACTACCACAACTACGACACTTGAAATTACAGATGTTGCTAAAACGGATATCAAAATATCGCATCTTCATTTCATCTACATGCCCATCTTCGTGTGTCATTTCTAAACTTTCATCAAAGTACTTACCGAAGTGCTCTATGCTGTACTTTCTGAAACTGTGTGGGCCTGCTTCTTCATGCGAATAACAAAAATCACATATCTTGTGATGTTTCTCATTCAACATATCCATACGCAAGTTCTTCATGAACTCGCCATTGAATGCTTCTTTAAGAGATACGTCTGCTGTATTAGCTATAGGCATTGTGTAGTCGTTGCTACAGCACGGAAATATGTTACCCAAGGGTGTTGCATTCAAATGCGTCCATGGATACATACAAAAGGTTTTAGACTCGTTTAACAAGTAATCTTTGTCTAACTCTTTGAGTTTTAAATACTCTGACGTACTCATTCTATCAGTAACCTTGCTAATTTTGGGAACACTTTTTTAAAGTCTTCGCCTCTACGAGCATCTATTTTTCTAACTTCATTCCTAAACACGTCTTGTAGTTGGTCCCACTTATCAGCACTTCTTGCTAATTCATGCATTGATTCTATTGCTGACATCAGCCGTGTTACCTGTCCATACATAATTTTGGCACGACCGGGTCGACCGTCCCCTTCATAAAGATCATCTGGTGCTAAGGCTTTTAACTTTTCAAAGTATTTTAAATGTTCCGCTGCAATAGACTCTTTGAGATCTGTTGGCATGCACTGAAATGAGAATTCTTCTGGACTGTATATAGGATTAATTTGCCAAGCACCGCCATTAGGTTCAATCCACGGTGGTATATTTTGATCTATTAAGTAATCAAAGAAACTTGTGAGTGACCCATAGTTGAAAATGCTAACAGACGTTGTAATACTTAACTCTACTATTGGTGATCCTAGCAATGTTCTATAGTTTTTCATTACTTCGTCCCACTTAGTACCTGCTCGTATATATTCTGCTTGGTCGCCAAAGTGATCTAAACTACCGTACACCTGTACTCTATTATCAAACTTACTCCATAAGTTAAGTAAATCTTTATCTTTAAACTTTAACTTACTGAGGTTTGTATTGTAACTAAGTAATATATCTGTGCGTCCTACACGAATCATTTCTTCTAACAATTCGTAATGATCTTCTGTTATAAGAGGTTCGCCACCTGCAAAGTATGCTCGTTGTAAGTTAGGTATTTGTGCATATAAATCTTGTTGTATTTTAGAAACATCTACAGTATTTGTAGGAATATTATAATGTTGCCCGTCTTTAGCATCTTCTATTTCCCATTGGCTACTATACCCGCTACCACAAGTCCGACACTTCATATTACATAAGTTACTAAAACGTATGTCTAAGTAACGCATTTTAAAATCGTTTAGTGTACCATCCTCATTTGTATCATCGAATGCAGATGGCAAGAAATGACCGTATTCACGCAAAGTTGTTTTTCTAAAACTTTCCATACTTTGTTCTTGCTTGTAACAAGTGTTACATGCATTAGGTTTTATACCGTTAAGCATATCTAGCCGCATTTTATTCATTGCCGGGCTGTTCATCCAATCGTCTATGCCGTCTTCCTGCTTACCAACAATATCTAGTGTATTTTCTGTATTAGTAATACAGCAAGGCATAATATTATGATCAGGTGTTAAGTGTATATGCATCCAAGGTAAGGCGCATAGCGATTCTTTTTTTGCCTTTTCTATATCTATGTTTGTTAAATCAATTTTCTTCTTCATGGGTACTCTTACATAAGTTCCAGAAATCTTCCATCTCTGGGAATGTATCTAGGAATTGAACGTCACGTCTTTTATCGTATTCAGTAAACCAATTATAAAAGTCAATACGTCCTTCTTTAATCTTTGCATCATCATACTGTGTGCTTTCGAAATAATCTCTTACTCTACGAAAACGCTCGTATTCTATTTCACTAAACATAGTTCGGTCGTCTTCGACTACATTATCTCTGATAAAGTCTAGGATTTCATCAAAGTATGGTAAAAATTCTTCCTTAGGAAGTATGTGCATATCATATTGTATTGGTTCTTTGAGATACGGTGTATCAAATCTAATCTTACGCACATCTTCTGATGTACCTAAGTTGTTTGGAATAATATCCTCGTATATTTTCCTCCACTCTAATATCTTTTCTAAGAAAGACTTAAAGGAAGTAACACTAAGAATATTAAATGTTACCATGTGTGTTATGTGGCTTTGTACGCCACGTAGATATATGTCCTGATTCTTTTCCCACGTCTCTATGTCGAGTCCTGTGCGTAGATACTCTGCACGTTTGCCCCAAGTATCCATACTACTAAACATTTTAAATGCTTTAATAGAATTATTATCTCGCATCTTAGTAACGTAGTCGACTAATTTTTCCATGCGCCTTGGTGTATAGCCCATGTTCGTATTGATATTGATTTCAATCTGAGGCTTAGGGTTCTCAATTAGATCGTCAAATGTTTTCCATGTTGTTTTGTGCAGTAATGGTTCACCACCTGTAATACGCAATATGTTCAGCGTTTTACTTACTTCAGGCCACCATTTGTGCCATGCTTCAATATAAGGATTATCTTCTTCCCCGTTTACAGTAAACCAGTCAATATCGTTTCTATGATTTTTTACTGTAGTATAAGGCCCATGCTTTTTAATTTCGTTCATGTATAGACTACTGTGCATTGGGTGACAGTATCCACACTTAAAGTTACATTCGTTACTGAATGCAATCTCAATGTATTCTGGGTTAACTTTAAAGTCTGGTGGTTGATTTAAAATCTCATCAACACGTTCTTCTTTGTATATACTTGCATTACGTTGGTGTCTATCACTGATGTGATCTCCGCCCATGTTCTCAACATTCCAGCAATACTTACAACCTTCAGGTTGTTCGCCGTTAAACATTTGTATACGTTCATCGATCTTTTGTGGAGTGTTATGTAGTACACTTGGATCGTATTTTAAATCTAGCAAAGGAATATCATGCGGCTTAGGGTGATAACAACTATGTGTTTGCCCTCTGTGCAAATAGATTGTTGTATGATGCCATTTTGCAAGGCAGAAGGTAGGGCTAACCTCTTCAGTCATTAACAAGTCTATTGCTTTTATTCGTTCTAGTCTTTCGCTCATGCGTGTCCTATTAAAAAGTGGGTGTTGCCACCCACTTATTTATTACTTGATTTTACGAGTGTTACCGTAGTGTATTACTTGGCATCCTTCTACATCTGGTAATGTACGCCATGGATCTAGTATAACACTATTTTCAGCAAATGTCAACTCTGAACCGTTACCTGTTGCTACAGTTAAAGCACCATCGCAATCTGTTGCGTTATGCTCACCATACCATCCGGGTACTGTGTCTAGTTGATCACCGTAAGTTACTCTCGGGTTATGTGCCATTAGATATACTGCTGGATTATTTAAAATATCCATTGGCGGCATATCACCTGTTTTTTCATCATAGTAATGCAAATCGTATCCTGCTTCTGTTATGTAGTGACCTACTAACATACTTGCTGAACCGGCTTCATATTCTACTAACGGCTTGTAAGCCTTACCGACTATAATGATTGGCATAGCATCATGTGGTGAAACTGTTGCTAATCCCATTAACCGCTTTGCCATATTCTCTGCCTGCTTTTCTCTCGAAAGCATTACAGCATCAAATAAATCATAACCTAAATTAAGTTCTTCAGCCATCCAACGCAAGGCAATGTTATCACGTGGGTGACATGCACCACCGTCTCCCATGCCTGGTTTCATATAACCTGGTCCCATAATACGTCTATCACTAGAGGCTAGTGCATCACAAACAAGTTCTGCGTTTATGTTACCCTGTGCTTCTGCAACGTCTTGTATCATGTTTACAAGTGATACTTTTGCTGATATAAATGTGTTGTAGAAAACTTTAATACATTCACACTCGTCCCATGTTCCAATAATGTAACGTGGTTCGTTTTGCATGATTGTTTTGTAGAAATCTACTAGTTCTTTTGCATCGCCAGTTTCGCTACCATCGCTGGTACCGATCATTACCATTTCTGGATTAACCATATCCCACTTGACTGTACCCATAGCAATTAAGTATGGATTGTATACAAATCTAGCATTAGGTAATAGAGGAATGAATTCCCGTCTAACAGTACCTGGTAGTACTGTGCTGATAAGGACTATTAATTGTTCGTTGGTCGCTACTTCATTTACTTTACGAAGGATATTTTTAACTATTGTATAGTCAAAATCCTTGTTTGGCAAATGGCTGGTAGGTGCTTTTCCATCATACTGTGGGTCATGCGGTGTAGGTACAGCAACAAAAACAATATCTTGTCCTCTTACTGCATCTTCCAACGTGTCAACCATTGTAAAGTTTTCAGGCTCTACAGGGTTAACATCATACCCAACAACATCATGTACTTCGGCAACCATCTCGGCGCAGGCTTGTCCTAACTTGCCTACCCCAATAAATCCGATTGAGGCCATTGTATTCTCCTGTGTTGTGTACTGTGAAGTACGCATGTATTTATCAAGTGGTGTCAGCAATAAACAAGTTAATTCGGCGCTTTAAGAATAAGTTGCATTAGTAAAAGAGGCACGGTTTTTGTCCCTATTCACAACTAAGTTAACGTTCCTGTTAATGATGATAAATATCCTTGTAACACAACTGTAACATAAATGTTGACTAATAGTTGCAATTCACATTAGTGATAAAGGAACTACAACGATGATACTGTTTGGTTATACAAATAGGAGAAAGTATCATGGCGAATCCATTAGGAATAGTAGCCAGATTAACTCGTCCATTACGTGACACGGCATCTGACTACTTCGACAAATTTGACTCAATGATGAAAGCTGGTAATATGACAAGCATATTATCTGAGGTTTCTTTACGGAGTTAATGTACGAAAGGGGCAGTTATTGCCCCTTTTTTTATGGTAAACCTGAATTGCTGCTATCTGATATCGTTGTTCTTTGATATAACTTTCTTTAACACATCTAACTTCACCCCTGATAACTTTGCATAATAAATTAATGCATTAGTATCCTTAGGGAAACAATGTCCTCCGAAACCTTTTTTGCCATCTGTGCCCGGTACTTGCATATGACTGTTGCCTATGCGTGGATCACTAGCTAACATATCTGTGAACTGGTCCCAATCCGGATTAGCACCACTTGCCTCAAACAATTCGTGTATCTCATTAAAGAAGGTTACTTTAGTTGCTAACCAACTGTTAATAGTATACTTGATAAGACTTGCTGTGATTAAATCTACTTTATAAGTAGGTACAACTTTAACACTACTGTGCCTGTTATATGCTTTTTCAACTGCATCGCAGTCTTTCCATTTACCGCCTAGCACTTGCATGTTAGGATTAATAAAATCAGAATGAGCATTTGCTTCTGTGAGGAACTCTGGGTTATATACAATCTTAACGCCAAAGTCTTTTTTCATTGTTGTTAAATGTTTAGGGGTAATAGTACTCTTAATAACTACTATGCCTTTGTATTGCCTATCGTACAAATCGCTTAGTACTTGTCTTACAATACTTACATCACAGTCATCGTGTGTTAGCTGTTGTGCTGTTGGAACGCACACAAAAGTAATGCTTGGCTCAAACGTAATTAAGTCGTCTATAGTATTGCTGTTATGTTTAGTATCAACAACAAATTGTTCTACGTTTTTATTAAAGCCAGCAATAACACTGCCTCCAACAAAGCCTGCTCCAATAATACCTAGTTTTAGTTTACCTTGGATCGCCGACATACCATTCCTTTACTGTACTTGCTCTAAATGAACGCCATGCGTCTTTATCTAAACACCATACAACAAAATTATCACTTGTAGGTTCATACTTGTTTATGTTTGCTTGGCCGTTACTTAACTCTTCATTGAGAGTGCAAGGCATTATGCGTATCTCTTTTGTGTGTAGTTTTTCGAATACTACTGTGACAACACCTGCGTGTGCCTCTTTTAAAAACTTAGCTGCATCTTTCATTACATTTCCTGTAGGTTAAAACACTATTATATAATATCTTGACTAGGATGTCAAGAAGATTTTACCAGTTATGTATGTTGCCTGCTATGATAAAGAAGCATGTACTGAAGTTTACTAACACAATAACTGTGCGTATTATTGCTATCTTATCTGCTTCTGCGTCTGTGGTACCTTCTTTCTCACCGATAGCTTTAGCCCATAAACGCCAATACTGTTTCATGTGCTACTGCCCAAACTTGTATATAATTTCTGTTTCTATTTTACTTTTAAACAGAGAGGTATACTTAGTCTCTTCACTTTCGTACTTGGTCTTAAAGATCCAGTTACCTTTCTTTACCTTGTAACCCATCTCCATACTGTGTCCGCCGGTCATAGGACCTGCTTCAATATACATGCCGTTAGCAATATACCCTAATCGTAAACTGTGGGTGTCCGTTTGAGACTTAGCGTCGTTGAATGGTAGCTCATGTGCGTATGCAACGTATCCTTGTGCATTTGCAGGAAAGGCGAATAGTATTAATAATAGTACTATTAATGCTGTTATCGATGTGTGTATCTTAGCCCTGATTGTCATGCTATAAGTCCTTTTTCTAATAAATCTTGTATTTGTTTTTCTCTAACCATTGCACCCCAGCGTCTCGGATTAACATACGTTTTCTTAAAGAATTTACACATTTGTTCATTTGGATTGAACAACATCATGCTATTGATAGCTTCGTTGAGTTCGTGTCCTAATCTGCATACTTCTTTGTATAACAATTCCTGTTGCCATTCAATTCTAGTATAACTGCACTTCATATCATTGAGGCCGTCAAACTTAGGTGCTACCTCATCATAGAAGAATGTTTTAAACCAATCAAAGTCTGATATTAAATTAACGTCCCAATCACTTAGTACTGCCATTTGGCAACCAAGTCTTGAACCATATATAGCCCATAAGCCGTTTTCTACATCAGTGCCTATGTTACTCCAAGTCTGTAATCTATTATAATTGCCATACCATATTTGTTGCTGAAATTCATCTGCTGGTACCCTAGTACCTTGATCTAAACTCATTTTAACACCTTCTCTAAATCCTGCTCTGAAGGCTTGAAAAGGACTTGCTGTTTGATGCACTTCACTGAATGTGTCGTTAAGTTGTATATAGTTTAGCTTCCAACAAAACTCCATACCCTCACCGTCTGTTGCGGCTTCGTGTGTGTTAATGCCTTTAGTATATTCAGTAGGCCAACATTTAAGTCCGCCATTACCGTACACTAATCCGTTGAGAATGTTCTTTGCATTCCAACTAAAGATGCTCTCTGATATGTTGTTGCCATCTAAATCAGTATCAGGAACATCTAACACTTGCTCAAAGAAGTCGTCCATGACAATGTTATCTCCATCAACTGTAATAAAGCGATCTGTTTCTGATTGGTTAGCACATGCCTTGTGAGCGGCATCAAATCCTTTAACACCGTGTACTCGTTTTGCCCATGGCACTTTGTTTAGTAAGTCTGCCCAATGCTCTTCGCAGTTTGGTTCGTCGTAACTGATATAAAATATATCTAGTTCTGTGACATCAATCTTTGCCATTAAATTTATTCCTGTTTATGTTCGCAAATATTTATCGAACAAAGGTGCTGTATAAACTACACAATGGCGCAAGTCTGCTAATAGTTCTTTTTGTACACATTTTTCCGTAAGTAGCTCAACCATTGACACAGTAACAGTATCAAAAATAACACCCTTCTGCTCCGGGTCGCACACATGAAATTTAAATATGCGTTTACCCTTGATTGTTGCTTGTATTGGGTATGTACCTTTAAATGATTCTTTAATTGCTTCGCTAAGTTCTATAATTGCGTAATCATCTTTTATGCTAATCATACAATCCGCTACTGTTTCAGTAGGACTGAATTCTATTTTTATAACATCATCGTCTTTCATAGTAGCATACACTGTTGCCTGTGGTCGTAATTGCAACTCACATCTGCCATCTTTGCGTCTAACTACCCAAAACTTATTAACATCTTTGCCGTCAAGTACAGCGGTTTCTGTATTAGTGAATTCGTATGTTTGCCAAAGTGGATTAACTTCAGCCGCTGACTGAAATGTAACACTCACAATATCTCCGCGGTCATTAAAGAAAACTCTTTGAGAGCGGTATAAAGTATCTTGCTCGTCCATTAAGGCAGCAAAATTACCAGCGGATGCTTTACCTTCTAAAAAGCGATTCTTTCGTGCAAGTACTTGTGGATTAACTTCTGGCTCGTCTGGTGTAAATGTCATTTCTTTTCCTCAACAAATTTATAATTGTCAAATAATTTTAGTGTAAAAATACTGCAACCTCTAAAATCTGAGGGAGTTTCTTTTACTACTTTCGTACTATTTAGTATATCGTATAAAGAAATAGTCACAGTGTGGAACATAAAACTAGGATCGTTTTTAGATGTTAGATATAATGCAAACTGTTTTCTACCGTTAATAACAGCATCTTCGGATTTAATTTCTTCATACTTTTCTAACAATGATTTATGTGCTGTTATTGTTAATGCTTTCGAACTTAAACTTATCTTAATATCGTAAGTTGTTTTTGAATTCTTGTCAAGTTGGAATAAGAAATCATTTTCAGTACTAATTTTATCAATTATTACAGGGCGTACTTCTATAAACTTAACATGTTTATTATGCTTGTCTGTGCGTATACGATACAGATTCCAATTTTTATCTACCAATATAGCAACCTGTTCGTTGGTAAACTTAGCTATTTCGCATTGGTTCGATAGTTCTTCATTCCATTCTTTGCTCATGGAAATAATTGTGCCTTCTTCATCATGCCACACATTCCAATCTAGTGATTCAATGTGCTTTGTTAGGCCAGCAATGTCTCCGCCGTGTTCTGCTTTAGCGTCTGTGAATCTTTTCTTTCTAGCAAGAGCGGCTTCAGATACCAAAATCATTCTCCATTTGTTTAACCATGTCTGGCTTCATCCAGTTTTTCTCTACATAATGAAACGGTAGTAGTTGTTGGAAGTTTCCTATTTTAAAATCATTATACTTGTTATAATAAGTAGGTAATGACTTAGTCCAATCTTCTTCTATAAGTGTGGAAGGTATTTCCTGTACATGACTTTTCATGTGTACAAAAGTAGGAAAGTTATGAGCTAACGGCTTAGTACATTCTGCTTCTATGTCTAACAATTGCATTGCCAACGCATACGCAACGTCACCACTTAACCATGCTGGCTTTCCGTTAGGCATATACTTATAAAACATTCTTTGCCAATGTTGAAATATAATCTCAATCATTGCAAACAGTTCACTGGCTAAATCACTTTTCTTAAAATAAAAGAATGCTGTGTAAACATTAGGTAACTCATTTTTTACAAAATACTTTCTATAGTAATCACTAGTAACAACATCGCCTCTATATGTTCTAACGTTTGTAGTAGCCCATACATCTCGTTCACTTAACATATCCCACCAGTAACTTACATCAGTAGGAAATATCATATCAGTATCTAATATAACTGTTTCATCATAAGGTGACATATGATAAAACTTCCATTTGTTGTTTATCTTCCAGGGATGATTTTCTGCATCATCATTCCACGGAATATCAACAATGTGATCAAATACTTGTTTGTGTTTTGTTTTTATTAATGCCTTCGTGTTGGTATCTACACACACCGTTAGATTGCTTACAGTGCTCTGTGTTAGCTTTAAATTGAGTGCTAGGGCATACGCCTGCTCTAAATAATCAACAGTCTTGTTGTTTTGTGCAATACAAATATACCCTTTACTCATTTCTTTTTTCTTTTATAGAACTGTTTATTAGCATTACGTTGGAAACTCCATTCAAGGAATTTACTAATTGCGTTACCTATCATTCGTTGTAATTTAAACATTATAGTTTAACCGCTAATAATAAAAGTATTGATATCAGCAAAACGTTTGTCATAAAAATTCCTATTGCTAATATCGTGTGGTACCATATCCATCTTGTCTTGTATGCGTTTTCAACAGTTAATGCTGCAGGATCTACATCATCCTTCATCATATCTATAACAACTGTCTCTGTAACTGTCTCTGGCTTTTTCCAGAATTGTGTAAACCAATTCATCTTACTTACCCTTTAAAAAATAATTATTACCCTTAGAGAATTTACGCACTTTACCATTGTACCACATAACTTTTAGTAGAGATGTTTTTCTCATCCTTGGTAAAGTGTATTCCCATTCCTCTCCTTCCGTGTCAACCCAAGTACAATGATAGCCATACCATAAATGACTCTTGTACCATTTAACATTGCCGCCTTGCATTATTAATTTTTCTAATGTCCAAAAATAGCAGTTGTTCTTTTTTGTTACTAGCCTAATTGGCCACATCCAAAAGAATACTATGAATATAAAAAATGCACATAGTTTTCTACCTAGATCTTCCATTACTCTTTATTTTTGTATACTATATTCATTAACGAATCATCGTCAGTACTAGTACTGTTCTTTCTAACTTTAAACTCGTCACCGTCTTCTAACTTCATAGTATAACTATCGCTAGGTGGTGTAATTTCAGCATCTGCATTCATAAATCTTCTACGTTGTATCCAATCCAAATTGTTTTCTGGAACACTTGGGTTAAACTTTTTTGGTTGTTTTTTATCTGTCATTCTTTAAATTTCCATTGTTCTCTAAACAGGCAGAAGCGCCTATTACCATCTGCTGTTTCATATACAAACTGCATCGATAATAGTTGTACTACTTTGCCTTCGAACGTACCATTTAATGTGCAGGTATGCTCAATTCGGTCACCTACGTTTGGTGTTTTCCTGGCTATCTTCTTCATCCTTTTCTTCTGGTTTGAGATGACTTTCATCTTCGCCGTGTCTACCACGCTGACGATTTCCATCTCCATTTAATTCTGTTAAATCTTGCTGTTTCTTTCTATAGTCCTTGTCTTCAGGCGACATAGTCGAGTAACTCCTTACTGATTCTGTTGATTGCCCATTTGTTCATTACATGCAAATCAACACCGCTCCATTTGGTAATCATAAAATCGCCAGGCGATCTAGGCTTTTCTAAATATAGTAAAAGTGTATCTTCATTTACTGCACTGTGTACATCATCTGTATCAAATGTTTTGTACAGTGTTGTAGGCAGTTGAGGGACTCCTTTATCTACAAAGCCGGACATCATGTGTGCTGCTACACTAAAACTATAATCATTTCTGTATAGTCTTCCCTTCCATTTGTATAAGTCTCTGTAAAATTGACTGTTGTCTTTTACATGCTTTACGCAATTGAAAAAACTTTCTACATACGGTGTCTTTCTAAAGTACACCACAGTAGCCCAATACATTGTTATGCCTAAGTCATTGAGTCTATCTAAGTTCTCAAACTTTCGTTCATACATAACATCCTGAAACTGCCAATTCATCATCAGTTCGTTGTTATGTCCCCAACACTGATTCAGTGTGTCGCTTAATACAAGATAGTCTGCATCAAGTAATATAGTTTCATCGTACGGTGAGAGATCGTATGCATCACATCTATTTACATTATAAAACGATAAGTTCTTTGCAGTGTGACTAGTATCTTTAAATATGCGTATGTTTGCACGTTTAAAGTTTCTATCTTTTTCACTTATAACTATATTGTTTATTGCTTTTTTAATCTTTGCTTTGCCTAACTCTTTTTCTGCGTGAGCTAAACTATGCGAATCTGTAACCACAGTAATGTTTTTAATACCTAAATGTTTCTGTATCAAGAAACTGTTCACCACTGCCAACTTGAAATAATCGATTTCATCGTTGTTGTGGGCAAACATTATAATGCCGCGACTATTCTTCTTTTTCATTTAAATCCAAAATCTTATGGACTTTTCTTGCCCTGCGTAGTTTTTCATACTCAGCATAGTAGTCGTTAGTTACTTCAAACCATCTACTTAAAATCTCTTTATGGAATGCTTTTAGCTCTACTTTAATAGGATTATCAAAGCTGTCTAGCAACACTGCATCTTTGTGTTTGAGATCTATAAGTTGCTTACAAAATGTAAGTAGCGGTAAGTCTATAACAAATGTGCCACCGTTTATACTATAACTCAATAAGTTCTGAGTTTTAGCCTTTAGGGCAGCGTTCTGATTATTCAGGGTAACTCGGTAATTTGCAAATTCTAGTGCTTTAGATAAACGTGTACTCATACCTATATTTAAGTCAAAAAAAAGCCAGCAACCGTAATTACTGGCTTTATTTATATACGTCTATATATTACGAGCCGCTAATTGCGCCTGTGCCATCAGTCGGTGTAGCAAAACTAAAACCTGAACCATTTGCGTTAGGCTGAAGTCTTCTTGCGTTAATAGTAAGTGTACCATTTACCGCTTCATCGAGAACGTTATCGCCTTCGTCGCGTAGTTTAGTCTGTATTGTAATTACAGTTGGGTTAGTAGTACTATTTACTTTAGCATTAACTTGAATATAATCTGATGTATATGGTGATGTTCCACCGTAAAAAATTATAACCTGTTGGAATGCTGTTGTTAGTTCATAGAGACCTAAACCTGCACTTGTTCCTGCACTTGCTGATGTTGTGTCATGATATAACCATACATCTGAAATGCCGCTTAGTTTATTAGTCCATTGTGTATTCTGACTATTACTTGTACCGCCACTTCTACTTGCACTCATGCCTACTGCACCACCACCATTAAAGTATGCTCTTAAAGCACCTTCACTAGCAAATGTCCATGTAGTTTCTTGTGTTAATGTATTAGTCCATGATGCTGTTCTTGTGACACTAGCATCTGTTGCAGCGGTTCTACTTGCTGGTACAAATCTATTGTCCCAACAATCTTTAACGTTTAACATTGTGTTGTTCCACGTTGCTGCTACCATACTGGTTCCTGTAGTAACATCTGAGCCTACACCAGTTCTAACTGATTGTCCTAAAAACGCACACATTGCCTGCACATCATCCTGTAAATCTTTAAAGCCGCCTGCGCCAGTGTCTTGCACTGTACTACCTGCACTTGCTGCACTAACACCTGCACCACCTTGGTTCCAACCATATGTAGATGCTGTTGTAAATGTACCTAGAGTTACATCAGCTGCGCCACTTAGCAAAGTGTTTACATTGGTCCGAGCATTATTAAAGTCCACTGCTGCTACGGTATCTGTACCTGCTACGACTTGCGTCATATTAGTACCGCCTGTTATTGTAATTGCTGATCCTGAAGCCATTTAAATCTCCTAAAATTTATTTTATGCCTATTACTGCTTCGACAACACCTTGGTTGCCGTCTGTTTTGTTCTCTAATGATCTACCAATGATTGCTTGTATAGGTGTATTTTCATCCACTGCCCATGCTAATCCTGGTACGTCACTAGACGTTAATCTTTGTCCTTTACTGACTTTACCAATTACTTTAACAGGTACTCTGCCCTGTAGTGCAACCGGAAGACCGTCAATGTCTTTGTTCATTAAGTATGCTGGATCTGTTGAGATAACTCCAAATACTTCTGTGTCTGCATGTTCTGTTGTCATTGTTATTTCAGCATCGCCACCAATCTTAACAACTGTGCCTGCTTCATAATCTGCGTCTGTTGTGTATTTCTCAGCCAAATCCGCATAACGTGCCTGTGTTGCTACACCACTAAACAAAGTTGCTGTTACTGTACCACTAAAGTTACCTGTAGTTGCACCAGTTAAAGCACCACTTGTTAATTGTGCTGTACCGTCTGTTAACACCGAACCTGTTACAGTAGCTAAAGAAGTAATTCCTTGAGCACCTGTAATAGCACCATTATTGATTGAAACTGTACCATCTGTAAGTGTATCACCAGTTACTGTACCTGACATAGTAGCAGTTGCTCCTGCAATACTACCAGTTACGTCACCAGCTAAATCACCTGTAAATGTTGTTGCACTTACTGCTGTTGTTGACAATGTGCCTGTACTTGGCACATAACTAAGTGAAGCATGTGCCCTAGTATCTAAGTTACCTGATGTTCCTTGTCCTAAAAATACACTATGCGATACTGCAGGACTTGCAGGAGCAGTTACAATAACTTTTCCTGATACTAATGCAGTTGAAGTTGTTGCTGATTGCAACGTAGAATAGTTAACAATGTCTGTGGCTGCTGTTGCTGTTGTAGCTATTGTACCAGTTGTTAATGTTACTGCATCAATATCTGCACTTTCTAGGTTAGTTAAAGTATTTACATTAGTAAAGTCTAAATCACCTGATACAGTTAAGTCGTTTACAAACAATGAATTAACTTGATTTGTAGCATTACCAATGTTAACAGTTCCAATAATGCCAACTGTTTGAGGAGTTCCTGCATTACCTATTTGAATTGTATCTGTATGTAAAGTACCAAATCTATTAGTAGCATTACCTAATGTGTAGTTAGTGCTAACAGTACCGCTTGGTACCCAGTTAGTAGAACCTACATGAATATAATCTGCGGCTGGAACTATTGTTCCGCCAACGTTAAAAGCGTTTGCTTTATCTGCGAATGCACTTGTATCTGCTTGAGCAATACTTGCATCTGTGTAATCTGCTCTAAGGTTCATACCCTTAGTAATTGTACCACTAAAACTATTTACATTTGACAACGTAGCATAGTAAGGATCAGTTGGGTCAACTGTGAATGCTGTATCAGAGAAGATAGCCATAACAGTTGCACCTGCACTGTCGTGTTGCGTATCTGCTAATTCACCCGGACTTGAGCCGTCACTTATATATTTTATTGCTACAACCGGAACAACACTTGGTGAACCACCTTGTGATTTTAAGAATAATGTTTCAGTTTTTGCACCGTAATTTGATGCACTACCTGACTCAGCACCTGTTACTGCTGATGTAACTGTACCACCTGGTAATACTGCATCTCTAAAAACAGCACCATCGTAAACTTTTAATTTGTCTTCTGTAGTATTAAAATACTGAGTACCTGTTACTACTTCTTCTGTAATATCAGTTGCACTAGTCGGTACTAATGATGTTCTTGCCCATGTTGCGCCATTGTAAACTCGTAAAGTGTTTTCGCCTTTATCGTACCATAATTGGCCAGTCGGCAAGTAAGTAGCACTAGGAGGTGTATTACCCGCAAAGTTTTCTAAATGTCGAACAGTATTTGTAAAAATACTTTGACCGTAATTGGTAGCGTTTCGCCCAATAACAGTCAGCGACAACGAACTACTGTCTTTTGCTTCGTCGTTTACGGTTATTACATCGCCGTTATTTGTTGTTACTGAATACGCCATTTAATTATTCCTAGTTTTAACTTAACTGAACCCTAATCGTATAAATTATTTCAATCACCCTGTTCTGGCTTTTCTGAACTGGATGAAAGATTACATGTGTTAACATTTTCGAATCATCGAACGAAGTAGCATTTGTAAATACTCCCAACTCATCAAAAACATAGTCACCTACGTTTGTTGTACTGCTATCAAATACATCTTGACCTGCGGGTTCGTTGTATCCTAACGTCACTGTCATTTTAATATCAGTATAAGAAGCTCCGGTAATTATTTCAATTTTATTATCCGAATCTGACTCTACACCCTGTATATCTTTATGATATGTCTTGTTATACAGCGATGCCGATGCTTCATATGCTTCACTTACTCTAGGGGAACGATATAAAACCTTTCCACCTGCAGCGTCAACACTTGTTCCACCGTTGCCAAAAGCAATAAAATTAACATATGAATCAGCGGTATTATTTAATGCCTCTGCTACAATCCTTGCCATGTTACCGTAGTGAATGGCATTTCTTTTGTTGATAAATTCTTCTTTAGTATCCGCATCACGAATAATAATGTGCCCGGACATGTTTAGTCCAGCATTATCAACAACTTCTTCTTGATTGTCCATATGATTCAACTCATTTACCTTGTCTTCTTGCATTGTACTTATTTATCACTTTTCATTAAACTATGTTTAAATGCTGTCCCAGCCAACCTGATCCCAACCTTTACTGTCAAAGCCAACACTTGATACTGAATCACCGTGTAAGAATGCAGCAATTGTGCTTCCACTTCCGGTGTTTCTGTTTGTAATATCTGTAATACTTGTTTGTGATCCGTCTGCCTTTAACCAGTTTGCAACATTAGGATCTCTAGCTTCTGATCCTGCAGTTCCGCCTTCTATAAGTGTAGCATCAAATACATCTGATTTACCAGCTGATACAACAGAAACACCCGCTTCGTGCTTAATATATGTATTGGATAATGTAGCTACATCGTCGACGTATATATAAGCAGGGCCATTTGGTATAGTAGTACCTCTAGTACCTCTTGTAATACCCGATAACTTGTTGCCTGCAACACGAAGATATTCTATACGCTCACTGTTATCCAACCATGCTGCACCCGGTATACCTGGCTTAGGTATCGGTAACTTAGTAGCGTTTATAACTGTAATTTCGGTATCCCATGCATTAATAACAGATGCAGTTGAGGTTGAACCTGAACCATCTGATAATACTCTTAGATACTCATCTGCACCAAACAAGTCTTGGTGTACAATATATTCTGTTCTTGCTGATGCTACACCACTTGTAATACTAACGTTACCTGCTGTAGTAATAATTGTACTATCTACGCCTGCTAACGGTATTTCAAAAGTTGAGCTTGTAACATTTGCAATTGTGAACGAAGCATTTAAAATTGTACTGCCTTCATCTGTTAGTGTAACAACATCATTATTAACAAGCAATGAAGCCGCTTGTGGACTTGTAATTGTTACAACACTACTTACAGAATTCGAAATTGCGTCTGCTGTATACGGTCCAATACCAATTGAAGCAACCGGTGTATTGTTTCCATCATATGCGTTTGTATCTGTTACAACATGCATGACAAAGTTTTCTAAAGGACTTAGATAAACAAGTTCTTCTGGTCTTTCATTTCCATATAATACGTGGCTAAATGTTGCACCATCAAATCCTGAATATGTAACACCGCCTTCTCTGTATGTGCTGTTACCACTAAACAAGCCTTCGAAGTTTTGTACGTTAATCAGACTATCGAACTGTGAACCAAATCCATCTGTGTAATCAAACGGTGATGTATCGTAACCAAATGAGCTTTGTAATGCTAATGAATCTTGTCCGTTAACACCCATCGTAAATACGTTTGCATCTAATTCCTCACCTTGCCATGTGCCACCAACTTTTTGTTTAACTAAGTACAATGTCCCATTTAATGCACCAGCAACTACTGCTGTTTGCATTTTAGTTGAATCTGTTGTAATACTTGTATTAGCACTTGCACCACTGCCGTAATAAAGATCAATCTCTGAATTAAACTTAGCTCTAACATCAGTATCAAACTTAAATAGTCTGCCACTTGCTGTATAACTGTTAGATGCAACATTACTTACGTTTACTATGCTGTTTGCATTAATGTCTGCAATGTTTTGTCCTATGCTAACATTATAACTTGTAGTTGATGCGTCATGTCCTGCTTGTAGCAAACGCCAATCTGTTCTATCAAATACTATGTTAATTTTATTAGCACGAACTGGTGTAGTATTTTCCCAATGCACTTGATCAGTTTTATAGCCGCCATATGCTTTCGTGTAATCACTGTTGTTAGCCATAATTGCTCTATCAGTGCCTACAGTAAAGTCTAATGTTCTAACTTCGCCTATTAATGGATCTGGGTATGCCGGTACGTCAAAGTCACTTAACATTTGTTCATTAATGTATTCTAGTGGAGCACGTTTACCATCTTTATATTCTCTAATTTTTGCAGTGTAAGGCTTGACTTCATTCATGTATTCTGTTACACTGTTAAAGTTGTCAGGTTTGAATCCTATACGCTGTACAAGATCTTCTTCCTCTTTTTCAATGTAGATATAAGAAGTTTTGAACGCCCAATCTAATTCTTGCTGTTCGCCTAACGCATACTTCAACATTTCAAAGAATACTTCATTAAAGTTTGCAGTAGAAGTAAACACTATATCTTTAAGTGCTATTAACAATGCTCGTAATTCTGTTTGCATTGTTGTATTAGCATCGTCTGTATAAATTGTGTCTTTTAATTTTACTGTTTCTTTTTCAATAGCAATTTGATAGAACTTACTAGCAGTAGGGTTCCATCGCCATAACTGGAATCTATCACTCTTGCCTGCTTTAACCATTACTATTGTGCCGTCGACAATAGTATTGCTGTTTAGTTTATCTAGTTCTTTAACACTTGCTACAGTAAATGATGCTTTGTATGTATTATCAAATCTAATTTTTGCATTAGTAATATCATCAACACGTTTTACATCAAACCAGTTTATAGTTTCAATATATGTGTTAGTAGTTATTGCTGAATCCCACCCAGGATATAAAGTGTTTAACTTTGTATCTGCTAGTATCTCATTTAAGATATACTGTAATACTCGTCTTGCTTGCTTAGGTTTCTTAAACATTGTTTGACGAGGACGGAATGCAACACCGTATCTTTCAATCTCACTAAGATTGTCTGCAGGTACTTTGTTTCCTGCAGCATCTATTTCGCATAAACTATCAATTAGCTTTAGTGCTATATCTTCTGGTACTGTACTATTGTTATCATTTTCTCTTAACAGTTTCCATGAAGCATGTTTTAGCCCTACTGGATTAATATTTCTGCTTAAATTAATTTGTATGTTTTGCTCATCTTCACGCAATGTTTTAGTAAGGTTGCCCATTACAAAACTTGCAACATTAGTATTAGCAATACTAACTGCATCACGCTCATGCACACCTGCACTGATATAGCTCACAGTGTTTAAGCCTTGCCCAATTGGATCTGCTAAGTATCTAGCTAGATTAAATGTGCTTGTTTTTCTGCCAGCTAGTTGTGATGCCAATGTAGAAATTGTGCTTACATTTTGTACCCAGTAGTAATAACAGTTTATGTAAAGATTAGACACTGGGTCTAGTCTTCGTTCAATAATAAACTCGCTACCGTTCTTAGGTGTTCCTGTGCCGCCAGCATCTGCATACTCTAATGGAGTAACTTTACTTTCGACCCATTCGTATACTGTAATTGCACTGCCTGGGAATGTACTACCCCAATTTAACCAACGCTCTCTGTTTGTGCCTTGCTCATACCAGTTGTATCTAACTGTGCTAGTGTCCCACCATACTTGTCCAACATTTGGCTTGCCAAATACAGCACGTTGTGTTGTATAAACAACAGGGTCTGATTTTCCAGTGTATGTAATTTCAGCATCAACAAATGCAGGTAATACGCCTTTGAACGGATCCCACATATCATAATCAAAGTCTTTTTGACCTGTTGTGGAATCATATATAATTGTATTTTTAATGTACTTAGGATCTACAAGAGCTTCCTGATATCTATTTTTAGAACCGTCAGCAATATTTAAGTATGCCCAACCTTTGCCTTCGTAATCATCAACCCATACATTACCTAGTGTACTTATATTAGTGTCATCGCCATTTCTTACTACAACGTTTGCTGTACTACTTGCATATCTTAAACTCTCTAAGTACAATACTTTTGCATCTCTAGCATCGTTAGTAGAGCTTACAAACGTACCGTCTAAGTTTCTTAATTCGTATTGATATAAGTCGCCAACATAAGTAGCGTTAGCGCCGCCTAACATACTACTACCGTCACTTCTGAAACCACCGTTGTCTACTCCGTAGATAACCATTGTTTCTTCTGGTAGCTCTGTGCCAGTGCCGTCTGAAGCGTTATTGCCGTTGTCGCCTGTGCCGTCGATACCTAAACCGCCATCGCCACCATTGCCTAAACCGCTATCACCGCCGTTGCCTAAACCGCCAAGGCCGCCATTGATAGCATCGTTGATACCAGCTGCATCTGTGAGGTTTTTATCATTTTGCGGAGTGCCGTCTACTACTGTCATCTTTCCAATATCGTTATCATATGAGCCTGCTGGAAGTCCTAGTTTTTCTAAAATACCAGGTGTCCTCTCATCAATTATAATGCCGTCATAGTCTGGGAAATCACCGTTTAACTGATCTATATCATCATTGATTGGCGTAATAGACCAAGTAACACTATTAGGATCGTAGCCTGCTGCTAAGAAAGCTGCATTTATTAAGTCTGCTAAATGCTCTGTTGTAGAGTAGTCACGAATAACATCTGGTAAACCTAACTTGCTTAATACATCTGCTTTCTCTGAACAGTCTGGAATTTCTCTTGCTGTTAAGAATATTCTAGCACCTGATCCAGCTTGGCCGTGTCCTGTTAGACTTCCGTACTTGCCTGCTGATGGAACATAAGTTCCTGGCTCTGGTAGCACCTGGCCTGTAACTGGATCAATTTCTCCTAGACCTGATCCACCCGACGATGCACTATCACCGATGTTAGGGTAATCATATTCTAACGGTATACCAGTGCTTAGGTCTGATGGGAATTGCTTGTACACACCTCTGTCAATTACGCTTAATCCTAAAATTGCGTTTGTATCAGGATCAACTGCTGTAACAACAAACTTAGCAACACGATCCGGTGTGCCTTTTGTTTCAACGTAAACACCTTGTGCGTTTAGTTGTTCAGTTTTAATTATAGCTCTAACCTTACAAGGTATAAGTTGTGTAGGAGTTGAACCTGCGCCTGTGTCAATAATTCGTATAACTGGCGGTCTAGCTGGATCGTATCCGTATCCGCCTTCGCCCATAATAATTGTGCTTATACCATTTTGTTCATCAAAGGTAACACCTATTGCTTCAGCTTTAGAACCAGGTGATGTTCCGTCACCTACAAATACTTTAACATTGCCTTCTGACGAATAATTTGCACCCGGTATTTCTATACATAATTCTCTAATGCTACCAAACGGTGATGCTACTGGTGTACCACCAATAACTCTTAATCTGTCGCCAACTGTATATCCACTACCGCCTGTAAACGTAGTAGTACTTGTATTAGTAGGTGTTTGTGTAACTACATTGCCATCGGAAGTATTAGACATGCTTACTGAACCAGTTGACATAGTAGCCGGTGTGCCGTTAATATTGTACAGCCCTATTGGATATAAACCTGTTGTTGTAGTTGTAACTCCGTTAGCATCTGATTCAGAAATAAATGGTGCTGTTCGCATTCCTAATTGTTGGAAACTTCTTACAATGTGGAAATCTAATACTTCTTTGTATGCTCCACCTCTGCAACCGTCTCTGAGAGTTATCGGTGCTGATCCACAACTGGATATTTTAATTGCTGTCTTACCGTTCTTGGTTGTTGGCATTGTTGTGTAGCCAAATCCTGCAGAGCATTCAATTTCTCGTAGTGTTGCTGCAGGCGTGCCTTTAATGCTGATGGATCTATTATTAATTATAAATTCATCACCTGGTACCATTCCTATTAAATCATCTTCGGTCACCACAGCACCCGGTGTTGGTCGAATTAACTCGACATCTACTACAGGGCCTGCAGGCAGACGACGTTTTGTTCCATCTGGATTTTCTATATCGATAGTTGGCTGGAACGTTATCACTGGATCAATAGTAAAATCTATACCATCTGTAATTGGACTATCATCTGAACTTAAAGTTTCAGGTGGTGTTAATGATCTGCCGTATGCCGCATTGCCTGAGTTTGTTGAGTCATATACACTAGCACCTGGGATAATTGTTGGTGGTCCTGCAGGAGTAGTAGTAAATACTGCATTGCTAAATCCTGGTATGCCTGATGTACTGCCAACACTATTTGTGCCAGATCCGCCTGTGCCGTTTGTGCCGTAGCCTGATGTGTTTCCACCAGAATTAAATCCGTTAGTTGCACCCGAAGCTGCTGAACCTGGATTACTTAGATTTTGTAGATCGTAATTGCTACTGCCTATCTTCAATAACTGATGTTCTACAGTAATGTTTTTCATTGTACCAGAATTGCCTAAATGACTAGATCCAGGATACATACTTAAATTAAGACCATTAATTCCTCTGTTAGGAATTCTAATTGGTTTTTGTAGAGCAGCACTTAGCGGAATTATGTTACCGCCGGAAACACGTTGTAAAGTATTGTTTACATATCTATTATTGGTTAAGTCTGCTGGTCTGCCAATGTTCTGTGGGTTTACAGTTTTTACTGTTTTCTTAAACACACTAGGCATATGAGTGTAGCCTGCCATTGGCGCGGCACTAAATCCACCATAGTTATGTACATAAGTAACTCCAGGGAACTGTGCCTTCTTAGCCCAACCGCCTCGTCCGAGATATTGAATTCCGCCTCCGCCCATAACATTACCGATACTAATTTTTGGTTTTGTTGTAGGCTGTCCGGTTGGACTATATGTAGGTGTTGCTTTATAACCTGTCCATTTTGGTGCTGCTGAGCCTGCTCCTGTGTAATTACCTGCTGGCGTACTAGGTGCAATTTTGCCTGTCTTAGTTGTAGTAGGATAACAAATTACATATCTGTAAACATTGCTAAGTTTTTGAATTTTAAGTTTTAAGTAAGACCCTGCTCCAGGATTAAAGTTAAATTCTATAACACCACAGTACTTAATACCATCACCTGACTTTGTAAAGTCTTGTGGGAAGTTGCCATTACTGGTGTTTGGATTGTAACCACGATGTTTTCCACCTATGTGGTTAGCGTATGCTGGAACAGCTTTCGAAGTTTTAATTTTTTCTTTTTCTGCTGCTGTTGCTTTCCTAACAGTTGCACCGGTAAATCCTTTACGTTTGCCTGTTGTTTGATTTTTTTGCTGTATTTGAATTGCTTCAAGTATATCAGGTGCAC